ATGATAGACCTGAGACACTATTCTATCTTGATCCTCCCTACGTACCTGACACTCGGATTAATGGAAAATACGAGCATGAAATGACCATAGAGGAGCACATGGATATGGTAGACAGCTTGCTGGGCATTGAAGGCAAGGCTGTTCTTTCCGGATACGCTCACCCTGTGTATGAACCTCTTGAGGCTGCAGGCTGGAAACGAATAGACATTGAGGTTATTGCCACATCAAGCAAGACGAGAACGAAGCGCACAGAGTGCCTTTGGATATCGCCATCCTGCGATCGGCCCAAGCTCACAATAGAAGAACCAACTCAAGACAACCTGACAAACCGACAAGCAGCAGCTTATCGCGTCCACAAGGCGAGAACGGAAGACAGCGAAGCAAAAATAATCGAAGCTATCAAGATACTGAAGAGGATAGGAAAAAAGGTGACAAAGGCCGAAGTGGCAAGAATGACCGGCATTTCTCGGGTGCAAATATCCCGACGCTATTCCCACTTATTCTAAAAAAGGCGGTCGAGCCGCCTTTCCTTGTATTTGTACTTAAACTGAAGCCTCACTCTTTTGAGCCAGCTCTTCCTTTAACTGACCAATAAATGGGATCCAGACCTTATCCCAGAAGTCCTGACAGCAAGGGGACACTTTGGTTGCTGACGGGAGATACTCGTAGTCACCGAACACTTTCTCAAATAAGGGATGATCAATAAGCTCCTTGTAATACAAGTCGCCTTCTCTGTGCTCAGTGCACAGCATGTCTTGCCACGCCTCCCTCGCCTCTGCTTTGGTCAGGCCATCTTCACGGCGTGATTCTATGATGCATTGCTTCACCTCAACAGGGTATTGCTCAGGTGCCGGCACGTAGTGTTTATAGCCGGTGAGCTTCTTCATGCAATAATCGAAATCAATTTCAGTCAGAAACTCTTTGGGATCACCTCCGCAGTGGGTCCAGTTATGAGAGTATGTGCCATAGTCTGAGTTGATAGCCACTCTGACAGATTCTTTGCCGCAGATTAAGAAGATATCACCCCAGCCCACACAGCTGTCGTGACGAACTTGGTATAGATCCGCTTGCGTTTTGATTACTTTAGTCATGATTCCTCCAATCTACAGCTTGATGGCTTTAACTTGCTTGACTACTGACAAACACAAGGGACACGTAATTCCCCCACGTTTAACTACTTTAAATTCCGCTTTAATAATGTTGTCACTGTCCACAGCATCACCGCATAGTGTGCGCTCGGTGTCCATTGAGGCCAGTGCGCACCAAACCTGCTCTGACTCTTCTCTCACTCCTTGTGAGTGGCTTTCTGTTATCTTGATTAAATGATTTGCCATACCTACCTCACAGCCCAATATCAATGCTTAGGTAAACATCACGCACGCGCTCATCCGTGATACCGATGTATTTAAACGTCTCCGTGACGCTTGAGTGGTTGAATAGCTTCTGCAGTACATTAATGTCTGCGCCGTTCTTATAGGCGTGGTAGCCGAAGGTCTTACGCAATGAGTGCGTATTCAAGCTGTAATCCAGCCCCAGACTGTCTTTAACATCAATCAGCTTGGTTGATATCCATTGACGGCTAACCGGCTTAGGATCGCCTTTGACACGATTTCCGGTAGCCTGAAACAGATAGATAGCCTCGGGATTGTTCATTCTCAGGCGCTCAACGCACTGCAGCGCGGTTCTATTCAATGTCAGGCGCTTTGGTTTGCCGGTTTTCTTCTCTTCCAGCTCAACGTAACCAATATCTTCGCCTTCCAGCTGCATTGTCTTGATGTCGTCGAATTTAAGCTTCAGCAGGTCGCTAATACGCAGGGCCACATTACAACCGAGCATGACCAGCTCAGCCTCTCGATGGTTCCCCCACTTTTTGAGGCGGTTGTAGATGGCTCTCACGTCATCCAGATCTTTGATTGGGTCAACTTGTTTCATTTCATACTCCCTGACCGTGCAGGCTAATTGAAATTACCTGCACTTGATCATTCTTCTGGTGATTAACTTTACGCTGCTTGTTCTGTTGCTAATCCAGACTTTCTCAATGCAGCCTGAACCGCTTTGACGATGCGAACCATGTAAGCGTATTGGTGGGGCACTCTTGTAGGGACTGTGACAATGCCAAGGTCTAAATATTCGAACTCTTCTTTGCTTTCATGATCAGGGCACTTGTAAGTGTCATAGCTGTGCTCGGGAGCGTACTCTTCCCAATCTTCGATATCGTAAAGCGCACGGGCCAAGCTGGAACCGATATGATTTAAACGGCGACAGCCTAAGATGTGCGCTCTCGCCAGAGGCAGAAAAGCATCATAATCCGGCTCTTCGCTACTTAGCGAACCACACAGATTAGAGATCAGGTAGTGCTCATCACAATCACAGAAGAACTGAGCAATAGTTCTGCCACCCATCGCGCCCCAGTATGAGGACCACGATTTACCGTAGCACTCAATGACAATCTTTCCTTTGCCGGCAACATAGTCTTCCAAAAATACGGTGATAGGGTCGAGAGATTCAATCTCAGTGATGCGCAACTTAATCGCTGTGCTTTGTTCGATTTTCATGATTTTTTCCTTTGGTCGGGGTTACAAATCTAATTGCTATAACGAGAATATAATAAGATTGTGTAAATCAATCAAGGGAAAGATAGGGAAATATGAGAAATGACGGGCGATTTCTTATTGCTAAAACGTGCTTTTAGCAATTAGGAAGGTAAAAAAAGGCCCCGCATCCTTGCGAGGCTACCCTACTAGTTGGCAATGCAATTTCATCATTGGGATAGCAATGTTCGGTCTTGGCATGAGGCTGGGGGTCGACAGCCAGTGTGGCTAATCACCGCTTACCGTACCCCCGTATGCAGCTAAGGGAAGCTACGCCATTGCAAACAATGCCCGTTCATCTTAGTGCGTCTGCGATCACCCTAACCACAACAAAAAAATGTTGGATATAAGAAAGCCCACTCACAGGAGCGGGCTTTGTCTTACACCGAGTTGAAAGAAGGATAACCTTTCAAAAGCGATAGTACGGGCGCTAATGCGCTGGCACTACAACATTTTCTTGTTATCCTCGCCGCCCTGCTAAGCCATGCAATGGCGCAGCCATTGCCCGTAATTTAGCCGATTAGGACCATTGTTCCTATGTAAAGTGTAAGAGTATTTTTTGCACAGGGTTATCCCCTTGATTTGGGGATAACCGCCTATGCTCGCCTGTAGAACTTAAAGAACTCGTCCAGTCGTTCGACCTCCATCAAGCCAACCTGTGCGTACTCATTCAGCCCATCGTCTATCCAGTCACTGCAAGCTGCCTGAATCGCGGCCCTGACATCTGGGTAATCATCAGCCTCACACTCAACCACACCACCGCTTTCAATCGCAGCGATAGCCTGATCCGCTGGGCTTGCCTCTTCCTCTCCCAGCAATGCCATTGCTTTCGCCAGAGCATTATCAGATTGACCATCGCTTTGCTCGCCGGCAGGAATGTAATCAACCAACCAGAAGAACGCCGTTGCATCAAAGATGTCGGGAGACTTGATACCCTCACTACGCAGCTGCTTCTTGGAGAAGATGCGCCAGCGGCCCAACTCGTCAAACTCATACGGGATCTTGACGAACTGTTTCTGCAGTTTCTTCTCAAACTGTTTCGTCTCACCTTTATGCAGCTTCAAGCGGCCAGTGCCCAAGGCTTCTTTGACCATGACACAGGCAAAGTCTTTCTCTTTCGGGAAACGCTGCTTCACTGAGTTCGCGTGTGGTGGTCGGCCCCAGTGGATACGAGTCACGTTCACACCCAGCTTTTCACACTCTTGCGCTGTCGTCAGACCATAACCGTCCGCATCAATGCCAACCGAAATATTGGTGTAACCAGCCGTTTCTTGGTGAATAAAGCGAGCAAATTGAACCCCGTCCATATCTGCCGGCGCTTCAATCGCTTTCACCACTTCAACCTGTCGCTCACTACCAAAGCCACAGACCTTACCAATCTTGAGGACTGAACTATCTCGACCTTCACCACCGGCGACGTCGGCAACAGCCACCCAGCCCCACTCATCAGCAAATTCAATAACCGCCTCAAAGCCTTTATCAACCAGACTACGGGAGATCAGGAAGCCACTTGCATCATCAGGACAAACACCCAGAACACGGATCCCGTATTCAGGGCTAGTCACGCCACCGTACTCGATGCGCTTCTCTCGGATAAACTTGAGGTTAACAAACGGACTCATTTCACTGTTGAGCGTGATAGCCGTGTACAGCCCTTGCTCAGCCAGCTCCATTTGAGAGTCAGCAAAGTGACCGGTCGGCCTTGTAAACTGACTAATGAGCAGCATTTTGTTGTTGTCTTCGGTCAATGCACCACGCAGCACCTCAAAGGCTCGATCTGATACGCCTGACGCCTCATCGACCACAACCATATAGTCTCGACGGTGCTGACCGGCCAAGCCTTCCTCATTGCCCTTAGAGCAGGTTTTACCAAAGATTTGCCAGACACCTTTGTAGCCTTTGGCGTAGAAAGACTTCGCGGTAATGATGAAGTACTGCTCTAACCATGGCTGACGCTGGCAGATCTTCACCCAGAGACGCTTGATGTACGAGAAGACAACGTTTGTTACCTGATCCAGCGAGTTTGCGGTCAACATGCACAGAGACTCAGGGTGCGTGATGATGAAGTGCAAACACAATGCAGCGGTCAGGTGGGATTTACCGGTACCGTGACCGGACGCCACAGACACACGCGCCCCGACAGGCGTCAGGGCGTTAATGACTTCGATTTGCTGAAACGACGGCTCCATCCCGATAACATCATAGATAAACGCCAATGGCCGGCTGCGATAGCTCGCTGCAAAATCCAGATAACGAGGATCCAGAGTAATAGCAGCGTGCTTATGCTTCTTGCGGCTTCTGTTCCTAGCTGCCATGGCTATCCTCAGCGTTTAGCGCTTCCAGTTCAGCCATACGCGCCGCCAAGAACTCTTCAGAGCTTTGCTGATTACCAAGCTGCAGCTGCTTCTCGCGCTCTTCCACCATCTGAGGCGTAACTGCACCCGTTGGTAGCTCGGAATCGTCATCATCGCCTTCACCCAGCTCAAAGCGGATCTGCGCCAGTAGGTTAGGCGGAATGTCTAAGCCATTCGCGCTGAGCATGTGCCCTGCGGTTAATGCGTCAATCTCTTCATTTGCTAACTGGTTAAAGACGGTCGACTTGATAGCCAGCTGCTCGCTGTAAGATAGCGTGCTGCCCTGCAACAACTTCTGACGCAATGACTCCAAGTTAGCAACACGGCCCATCCAGCGGTCAATCACAGCGTCCCAGTCCACGCGCTTCATCTTTATCGTGGTACCCAGCGGACCTATGTTGTCCTCAAACGCTTCTGCACGCATCGCTGCATGGTTGAAGTAGTCAGGCTTTTGAAAACTAGGCGTAAAGCCTTCATCATCCGGATCCGCTGCAGGGGGCGGCGGTTCGTTGGCCGCTTCTTCTGCCTTTCTTGCCTGCTCTTCTGCAATTCGCTTCTCGATGTACTCCTGTTCGCCCTTCAACCGGAAAGCTTCAGCCAACTTAGCGCGAGCTAAGGCCAACTCATGATCAATACCGCCAGCAGCAGAAAGCGCTGTTTCATACGCTTCCGCCATTTCATCCGTCAGGTGGCGAGCATAAAGCCCGTGCTTTCTGGCGTTGGAATTGCCAGCCTGCCCACCCCTATTTCGTTTTGCACCAGACTGGGAAAACGATCGATCACTATTGCGCGCGCGCTCCCCGTCAGAGTGATCACTATTGGTATTAACTTGTTGTTTAGACTTGGTTTTATTGCCTTTTTTGGTTGTTGTTTTACTGGCTTTGCGATCGCTTAAACGATCATTATTAAGATCGTTATTGCGATCATTATCGTGGTCGATCGGGGCATTGCCCGATATTTCAATCTTACCTTTGCGGTACTGGGTAATCGCACGGGTGAGAGAGCCAAGCGGCACCCCTTCATCCTGTGCAAAGTCTTTGTTTTTGTACTTGGGGTCGTCCTTCTGGCGCTGAAATAACAGCGCCAGTAGACTCGACCAATCGTAGGTGGACTTTCTAGCCATAGCTAACCTCTACTACTGTGCTGCCGCTGCTTCAGCAATACAGTGATCGCACTTTGCTAGTGACTCGTTCTCTTGTAGTAACCTCTTGTTTATCTTCTCCAATTTCGCTAAACGCTGAGACATTTCAGCAACTTGGCTCTCCAACTTACTGCGCTCGCGCTCCCACTCTATGCGTTCATTTTCCAACTGCTTTGAATACAGGGCTTCAATGGTCTTGACGCGCTTATCAAGGTCCTCCTGCAACTGGTTCATTACTTTTTGCTGCAACTCCACGACAGACGTCGCCCCTTGAATCATGACCTCATCGGCCCGTGCATCATCAAGTGGCTTTTCTTGTCGTTTAATCATGAAGTTCCAAAAACCAGCGCCCAGAACGGCAGTGATCAATGGCACCACAAAATCTTTAAGCTCAGTCCCCGTCATCCTGTTCGCCCTCACCTTCCACCCATTCACGAAGCGACTGTTTATCGACGTTACAGGCTTTAATGACCGCTTCCCGCTCAACGCTCTGAGCGATACCGTCTTCAAAGCTGTCACCCCTCAGCGGTGCATCAGGGCAGTCTTTAAGCCATTCCGGTGGTGGATACTGCTTCTCTACAACGGTTTTAATCACCGTCACTGTTTTTGGTGGCGCCGCCGAGCATCCGGATAACACTGTCAGGCATCCGAGTACGCAAACACGCAGCCTCTTTCCCATCATTGCCACTCTCCTTCTCAAGTTGAGCGAGTTTTCGTCCTAACTCACTGTTACTCTTAGAAAGTTCGCGCTCACGATCTGCAGATATTTTCCGCTCAAGATCTCGCGCTTGCTCCATCTGAGTGATTTGCTCGTTGGACTCTTGCAAGTCCTGCTTAAACTGGGCATTGGTTTGCGCCAGCTGGGCATTCTCTTGCGTTTTGGTTTCAATGGTGGTCTCTAAGTTGTCGATGGTGATGTACTGGACGCCTACGACGCCTACGACGCCCAGTAACAAAGCCCCAATGAGACCACCTGCGACATACACAGGGTTCATTTGAGCATCCTCATCTGCATCCAGTACCGCCAAATCCGCTCAACATAGGTTTTGGTCTCTTTCGAGTGATGCCCTGTTACCTGCGGAAGACACCGGATGATGTCTTTGTAGGGAGCGGGATTACCACAAAGCTTTTGAGCCTTGATGATCCAGCCACACCCAGCGTTGTAACAGGCCCAAGCGAGCGATAAGCGGTCCGACATTGGGCGGGGGGACTTCCACACATTCAGCCTGCCGGCCATGTAGTACGCAGCAGCTTCGATGTTGTGAACAGGGCTATGCACCGACACCTCATCAAAACCAAGCTGAGCGGACACTTCAGCCCACGTAGCAGGCATAAACTGCCCCAATCCTGCCGCCCCGACATAACTGACGGCCTGCGGGTCGAGAAGGCTCTCCTGATACAGCTGAGCCTTTAAAATCTCCATCCCATAGACCGCCTCATACGCCGGAAGCCAGCGTTTTGCTGACTTCCGGATCTGCGTGTCGTAAGTGTCAGGAAAGGACGCTGCCAAGGAGGAAGCAGGTACTGCCGAACATAACGCACTGGTAAATAGCAATAGAGCGGTAATCGCCCTTTTCTTTAGCTTGCGCAATCCAGTCATTTTTCACCCCGTCTTCACCAAAAATAACCTTGCGCATCATGGTCATAACCACCAAAGCAAGGCACAACAACACCAACTTCATACCGATACCAGTCAGAGCGGTCACGCCCATCGTGGTGAGATTGATTGATTCAGGCATAAGCCCTCCGATTTATTAACAAAAAGACAGCGTTAGCTGAGCCTGTAGTTTGTTTCGACGGGGGATTTATCGCATCAACACGTTTTTATTGAGCTGCGCCGGCCTAGAACGTGAATCCTCCTATGCAATAGATTCACTGAGGCGCGACAAGCCCACGTAACACAAGGGATTACGCAAAGCAGCACTAAACCAGTGATTACGCGCCAGTCTCGCTTTTTTATCGGGCTTTTCAGTGAAATACAGGCATAAAAAAACCAGCGCTCTGGCTGGTCTTTAATCGTATGAGTAGTGTTTTAACGTGACGTCGTCACCTAACCCCATATGTGCATTTGAAGATAACGGGCCTTGCCGATAGGTATCCAAATCAATCCACCGTAGCCGTCGCCCCAGTAGTCAGTGCTTGTGTCATCGTAGATATAACGAACCGCGACACTCTCACCATACCAATCTCTTGCTCGCTCTTTGCTGCCAGAGACTTTATCAAAGCCAACAACTTCAATACTGTTCACTCTGTGTTCTTCAAGCTGACTCTCAATAAAACTATAGATTTTAGGCTTTAAGGTGCGTTTGAGACGGGCAAGAAGCTTATTTTCACGCTTAGCTTGAGCTTTCTCTTGTTCCATCATTTCTTTCATTTCAAGATCACAAGAAAGCTTGTATTCCTGATCGCAGGTGTAATGAGAAACGCCAATAGACAGGCTAACGCGCTCATCACTTTGATAAACATCTGTGCCACAATGGACACATTGACCATAATTCATAAATTCACTCGTACAGCTCGTCTTCTTCCCACTCAGTAGGAACACGAACCAAACAGCCTTCGCTATGGTCCATTTCCCACTCACCGCTCTCTACAAGCTCTTTTCCGCATGAATCACAGACGTTATAGAACCGGCCATATTCAGCGATAGTTTCACTTAGGTGCTCTTGGCAAAAATACTTTTCACAACCATGCTCATCGACACCATGCATACCACCACAAGCATAAGAGAGGCCTCTATCAATTTTTTTATCGCAACCTTCATGATCACATACCGCTGCGTGAGCATAACCTATTGGCCTTCCAGCACTATCAAAACCACAATCAGCCCAACTCATAACGATTCCTTATGCGCTTCTCTCGCGGCAATCATGCTGGTAAATGTCAGAACGCTGGTATGATCATTATCATCAAGCGCCTTTTGTCGATAAGAATACAGCTCGTCTATGGTGCAAACCTCTTCATTCCACCAGCCATAGCGCCCTTTTTGACGGTATTGATTGAGCTTTTCAGCCATTTGAGCCTGAGCACCGATAACAAGCTTAGCGTCTGCAAACTCTTCATGCATCGCCTGAGTGACGGCACTACTTGAGCGGTAATCAGGGCGTATAACCAGCTTCATTATTTCTGCAAAGTAGTTTTTCATGCTGCGCTCTCCTGTTGTTTCAGCTCTTCGGCAACCTCGGAAACGTTCTTATTGACGGCCTCAAATTCAATAACCCAGACATACGGGTTATCACTCCAATTGTTGTAAAGGCCATCCCATAAGTTCTTGAACCAAGTAACCGGCTTTTGGTACCAACTCAAACCAGATTCAACCGCCTTACGCTGGCACTCTTCATCTGTCGGCATCCCCTCAAGCACAGCTTGCTCTTCAGTGATCTCTTGCACTCGTTCAATGCGAACGTCGGTCACTTTCAATGTGATTCGACTTGCGGCCTTTGGCATGTGGATTGACGGATGCCATGCTGATATTTCTTCCTCAAAATCATTACACCAGCGCATTTCACCATCGGCACGATAAATAACGCTCCCTGTGTAATAGCCCTTGCCATATTTCAGCTCTTTCACTGGCAAAGCGGGTCTATCTGGCGTCCATTCAACCATATTGCCGTCTTCATCAAATGAATGGTTCACAACACCCCAAGTTTCACGAACCCAGACCAGATCACCAACAAAGCAAGGAGCCGTAACAAGATCTGACTGAGGAAAGTCGGTCCCGACTCCGCGACGAATTAACGCGCCCCACTTGCCTTTTTTCGGGTGAGAGCTGGTGATTTTGGAAGGCTTGCGGTCGTGCAGTTCCCAGCCCTCTGGAATAACCAGAGGGCGACGGGTAACAAGCTTGCGGCCATCTAAAAGCGCGTTGACCATATCTGCAGTAAATGGGAGGTATGTTTCTTTCATCGTCGTATCCTTAGTCTTCTGCAGGGTGCCCAGCGCATGAGCCGTCCGCGTTTCTATTGTCACAAGTCGAATCCAACACCAGACAAGTAACCCCCTCATCAAGCATTTCCTTCAACTCTTTTCTCGCCGCTTCCATGCCATCTGGATGCGTTACTGTCTCGCTAAACTCTTGCTCTTCCATAGAAAGAAGCCTTTCGACCGGAATATGTACATGCATAATTGTGCTCGCCATAATAAATAATCCCTAAATAACTTCTCTAAGCAGCTCTACGTCTGCATCGTTGAGTGATTCCGCTTTCTCTGGCACTTTCACGCCACGGCTTGCCAGATAGTGCTCTGCCAGCTTCTTAATGCGGTCCGTGTCCACCTGCTTTCCGACCACTTTAGAACCTGGGTCTTGAATGCCTCGTGCTTGTGAGGATTTCACACCCAAGATAGAAAGCATTTCCGGATCACTGCCGTACTGAGTGACCGCATGGAACACAAATACTGAGTCTTCCTGTCCGTCACGGTCCAATCGACCGATACACTGGGTCATGACCTGCGGACTCCAATCCTCTTCACCAAAAATCACCGTTGAACAGCGGTGCTGAATGCCATCGGTACCAGCACCAGAGCGAAGACTCATGATCAAAAGGTCAGATTCACCGTTGATAAAGGCTTTCTTGTTGCGCTCTTTCTGGGTCTGGCTCTCAGAGCCGGTGTAAAACAGCGGATTGAGATCGGCTAACTCTTTGGCCCAAATGTCATAAACGCCCCTGTGCCAGCCAAAGAGAACGACAGGAGTGCCTGACTCAATGAACATGCGAACATAGGCCGCAACGCTGTGAGCTTTCGCTATACCCGTCATTTCGCGCATCTTGAGGTCAAAGTCTCGGGCCGCTTGTCCTCGCTCCACATAAGAGCCGGATAGCGTTTTCACGGCCAGCTGCTCAGCCAGCACTTCCATATCTGCTACTTTCTTCATGTTTGGCGCCACCCACTCGATATGCGGCTCCAATTGTTTCGCCACCTGACCAACATCGGCCTTGGTACGGCGAATAAGCACCCTTGACTCTCTCAGGTACGAACCCAGCGCATCAGGATCTGCCACAATGCCCTTATCGTTGGCAACGCCAGCATCACGGGTGCACCATTCACGTAGGAACTCGTCACGACTTCCGAGCACTTCAGGCTTAATCATGTTGCAAATGTTGAAGGCTTCAATCCCGTAGTTGTAGATAAGCGTTGCGGTCAAACCCACAACCATAGGGACGTTCTGATTGATAACGAATGCCGCCATACCGCGCTGGCTCTCTCCACCTCGTCTTAATTGCTGCACTTCGTCGTAAACGATGGCTTTTACCCAGCCTGCGGACAGCACATCAACCCATGACGACAACTGGCTGTACTTAAAGACATAGATATCAGCTTGTGGCAGCTTGTACGGCTTGGTGCCTTTCGCTTTGTGGACCGACAGGTTGATAAACTCAGCGGCTTTTTCACACCACTGATCTTGCAAGTGCGGCTCAACAACAATCACCAAAGGCAAGGCGTTAGGCAGCAGGCCAACACCTAAGCCAAGGTAGGTTTTACCCAAACCCACATCATCAATAACCAGCAGTCTTTTAACTGACTCAAGCAGATCCAGCCCCACCAGCTGATAATCACGCAGAGACTGGTTAGGCATTAGCCCCGCCCGTACCGCCGGCGTGTAGTCAGGCAGCAAGATGGCGTGCGCTTCTTCCTGCTTCTTGTGGTACTCACGGCTGCGTTTTTTCAGGTACCGTAAATCTTTATCGGACGCCTGCAGGGCATAACGCTGGGTAAACCAAAGCAGATCCGCTGCGACTTCCTGAGAATCCTGCAAAGAGAAAAGCTTGGCTTGCTGTTTCGGTATTTTCGGGAACAACTGCTTGAGGCGAATAGCAACATGAGGCTCGATGTCCACCAGCTCCCAGCGCGATTCTGAGCGACGTAGCGCCCCAAAGGTACGGTTAATCACGAGCTTACTCATAGACCGTTCTCCCCTAAGTAATAGAATCGCGTCGGCTTGCCTTCGATTTTCTCTGGCAGGCCCTGTGGCTTAGCGGTCGCCAAAATCAGCCCTGTTACCTCCGGATTAAGGCAGTAGCGCTCACACTGGCGGTAAACGCCCATCTTGTTCCACGCCTTGGAAGCTTTCACTTCCAGCCCAATGCCGGAATTAGGAAAGAAAAAGTCGATGATGCTGCGACCATCAGACAAGCGGTATTCACGCTCAAAGCGAAGCCCAAGGTTGGTGAAGTGCTCTTCTAAGTACTCTTGGCACACCTTTTCATCAGCAAATTCGTATTTTCCTTTGCGAAGAATGCCGATCAGGGCTTCCAGCTTATCAATAAGGCTCTTTGACTCTGCGCCAATCGCTTTAATCCAATGCTCAGTGATCTTTGGGTCCGGATTTCTTTCACCAAACGTCACCAATGAATTGTCTTTATTTGTCAACCCAGCTTTGAGCACTAAAAGTGCTTTAGTTGTGAGGTAGTCACCACTGGCAATGAAGCGAAGATTGTGCGGGCAATATCCAGCCAATGCTTCTTCATTTCCCAAAGGGCAATGAGCGAATGAAATAGAAGGCGCACCGGCAAGGTCCGCACCTTTCAACCAAACCCAGCGACTTTCATACTTCACTTTGGCGACAAGCCCCAATGAGTTGAGCAAGCCAACATATGCGTCTTTATCTTTCTGAGAGCAGACAATGACGATCTGGCGCTTCTTATTCCACTCGATACTGCGTAAAGCGAAGTGAATCACCTCCATTTTGATGTCGAGTGATAGATGGATGTGGTAATTCAGCTCACTTTTAGCTGCCAGCTCATGTAAGGGCGGGTTAAGGCAGATTGACTCTGCCTCGACTCTGTTTTGCATCTTCCAACTCCCTAGCGATTGCTCAAGCCGGACAAGAAGCTGTAAAGCTCTTCCCAGTTTTCGTTGTCATAATGAGCCACCAGCTCGTCCCAGTGAGAAGCTATCTCTCTCCACTCATGACCGGTGGTTAGCATCAGGAATACTTTCTTCTCAAATCCAAGCGCTCGGACCATGCGAAGGCAGCGACCAAAGTCATCAGCATCATGAGGGTAGGAATACCCCTGAATCGGTAAGCGCGTCGTACCGCCATCAATGACATAGGCCATGTATTTAGAGCTGGTACCCGTATCATCACATTCAAACCACTCAGAGATAGACATACCTTCTCTGACCTTTACCGGCTCTCGGGCACACTCTTCAACAACCAAGTTGGCCGCTTTGATCGCAGTATTAAAAATGCTCGGGCAAAATGGCATGTCAGGGCATTGGCGAGACAGCTCTTGATTGATGGCGTTAACCAAACTCATTTGGTCAATAGAAATAGGATCGTGCATGGTTAAGCCTCCAAGCGCTTCATACAGGCTTCCAGTGCTTCACCTTCTACCTTGCCAACGATTTTGAATTGCTCACGCTTCACGGTTGATTGCCAGCGCATATCGGCAGCATGAGAGGTAATAACAAAGGGTTCTACAGAGACGACCACGGCACTATCGTAGCGACCGCAACCACTGGCCAGCTGATAGTCAGGTTTTATTGGCTCAACCACATCACCAACAGCCACTTTGCGCAGCTTCGCTTCTTCGAACTTAATTAGACGGCGGGAAGTATCATCTTCCGGTCTATCGTGCATTTTGACCAAGTACATTGCTGGCGTATGCTCACAGATACCATCGATCACACCTCCATGACGATTCGTTGAGAACGAGTAAGCTTCCAGCTCTGTCCCAAGCTCAAAAGGCGGTACTGGTTGATAGGCTTTGCCCCAACTTTCAATTGCATCACGATGGATCTCTTGGATATAACCGTCTACTTGCTCCATATCATCAACAAACATCGAATCCACGTCCCAGCTGCCATAGGTATCCATGTTTTTAGCCAAATCGTAAGCATCAATGCCATGGTAGTAATGTTTTGCGATATCAACGGCAAATTCTTCCGCTTCATCCTCGTCAACACGGGCTAAGTGACCGCTTTGAACTGCCTTCAGTGCGCCGGCTTTCTTCATTTCATCGGTAAGCTCTGGGCGTGGCGGGATTTGCTCTCCCTTTGCGTTGAATAGTGGGTTCATTTTGCACCCCCTTGGCGTGTCAACTGATCACGCAGGTTCGGCGGCGTTCCCTTGATAGTCAGAGTGTCGGTTTCCGCATCGTAGAACACACGCTCACCCAGCAGCAGAGCGTCAAACGTCAGGTTGATACCACCCCCAGCACCCACGAACTTTGTAAGCTTACGAACGCAGCCGGCATCAACAGGAAAGCTATCTTCCAGTTCATAGCCTTGCTCTTGGGTGTAATGGCTAAAGGAACCTACTTCGCCGTCAAACTCTGGCAACTCGCCTGACAACTCTTTAACGCTGATCTCTTCACCGGCTTTCTTCTGGTCATTGCAGTAGTCATGAACCTGTTTCTTGAGTGAGATCTTTTCTTCGCGCTCAAGCTTGGCGTCCGCGCAAAAGTCTTCAACCGCCTGCATCAGCACTTGATTTTGCTGTTTTGCATCAAAGCCTACTTCTGCCTGCAGGAAATCAAGGAAGAAATCAGACACCTTACGGCCCACGCGCCCCTTGATGAATGACAGGTAGCGGTTTGATTCCGGATCGGTTTCAAACGTTGAGAGGTCAACTACAGCGGCCAGATCCATTTTGGCAATATCCAAATAGGCGGTAGCGCTCAGGCTCAGGTTATCCATGACGGTCATACCTGAGTTTGAAGACACCAAGCCGATCAGCAGGTAGTCCGTTGCAAGGGATTGATACTCAGCAAAGATAAGCGTGCCTTCATCAGCAAACGGGTATTTACTCAGCTCTTCTTTGAGACGAGCGGCGCCAGTCTTGGAGAAATCATAGAAAGGGGTTTCACCCTTACGGCTATCAATCAGCCACTGCTTGAACTCGCTATCAGACTGAAACTGTCCGTAGCCTTTGGTTTTCCCCGAGTAAGCACGGTGAAGCTCTTCAACAAGGGCCTCATAGGCCGGCTGGATAGGTAGATGGTGATTACCATAGTGAACAGTCAGCTCGTCTTGTTCATTTTTGACCAGCTGGTGTAGAGCAACTGCATTCAATGAAATACTCATTGGGTTTCCTTCTTTGTGTGATTTAAAGGTTGTTGGTCAGGGTCTGTAATTAAGCGGCCATGCGCTTGGATTCTTGCAGGTATGCCAAGGCATCCACGCAATAGCTTTCTTCAGCACGGTTGATGTAAATCTCGCGCTGCATAGCGATTCGTTCTGACGGGTTTTCCGTTTTTTCAAGCAGCTGCTCTGTTTTCTCGATGGCAGCTCTCAGCTGTTCCAGCAGCTCTTCAAAGTACTTCTGATTACCTACATTCAGCATGATGGTGCGAATGCTGTGTAATGACTTGATTGAAGGGGTGGCACTCTCTACCGCCTCGTTGAACTTGGCAATCCCTTCAGCGGTCAGCGAATAGACCTTACGGTCTGGCTTGCCCTCTTGTGGATCGTCTTTGAACACCAAAAAGCCATCGTCGGCCATCTTGTTTAGTGAACGGTAAATTTGCTGGTGGGATGCACGCCACAGACGGCTTTCGCTCATCATTTTGGTTAGCTCGTAACCGGTGGCTTTTTTGTGCTCTGACAGCAGAGAAAGTAGGTGGATAGGCAATTCATTTAACAGCATTTCGACACTCCTTTTTTGGAAATTGGAAACACCATATAACAAAATCCTGTACATTGTACAGGATTTATTTTAATTGATATGAAATTTTGAGGAGGTTAGAACGAAAGGCCCTGCTCTTTTAGCCAGTCGTGGTATTGGCTGAGGGCTTCTTTCATCTTGTGTTCGACGTGAGTATGAATGTAGGTCTTGTCCAATTTGCTCAGGGCATGGTTCAACAGCATTTCACCTACCATGTAATCCACCCCCAGGTCTGCCCACACCGTTCGCGCTACTTTTCGCAGGTCATGAGCGGTCCAGTTCCCAGAGGAAATACGCTTAATTTGAGTGCTCGCCGTACTGGCCGGCACGCACTGACCACTACGATCGTCATTAGGAAAGAGGAATTGCCCCGTGTAGCCCTTCGCTTTCTGGGTATTGCGGTATGCATCAAGCAACGCTTTAACCGGCTCAGTTAATGGCAAGCGGTGAGATTGCTTGGTTTTGGTATGGCCTGCCGGTAAGTGCCAATAATCATCATCAATATGGGACCACTTCGCCTGACGGGTTTCACCAATGCGGGTACCAAATAGGAGCATCATCAAAATCAGCATTCTGGTGCTGTAGTGGCAGTCCACCAGCGCCGCCAGTACCGCCGGAATATCAGCGGCCCTGATCTGGGCATCTTTGGGATTAATGCGTTTCTGAATGAAATCGGTGAATTGCAGGTCAGCCAGTGGATTAGCGTTGATACGGTTCTGCTTAGCGGCCAGCTTAAAAGCGGCCTTCAACGCAGAAAATATCAGTCTCACATTGGACAGGGAGTATTTGCTTTGAAGCGGCCAGATCAGCGCATCATCAATGCAAGCATGATTCAGCTCGTCAATCAGCTTATCCCCCAGCATGGGGATCAGGTGCTTGTTGATCACCGACCTCACCGTCGCCTTGCGCTTTTTGGATAGCTCGCGGTCAGACTGAGCACGCTCACAGTACCAGCTGAGTAAATCCGTCACTTTCTGGAAGCCACTGATAATCTCAACCTTAGCGTCTGGATTCATCGAGAGGTCAAACACGATGTGAGGCAGTCGCTCTTTTACGAGAGAGACCGGCACAACCGGATACACCCCAAGCGGGTGATATTTCTCCCCCTTACGCAGATACCAAGTTCCCCTCTCTAACCCTTTATGCGGACGCAACAATACCGTGGGCTTTGACGAAACCTTGATTTCGTAGCCTTCGGCGTTTTTTAGCGCTCGCTTAACGGATGATTCAGAAAAACTGACTGTAAGTGTCTGCATTGAGAGTCCCAATTGGCTGAGTTGCTTTTATCTTTGGCTCAACCTTTTTAAAAAAATCCTGTACATTGTACAGGATTTAGATATATATTGGCGTCGTTAGCACGAAGAGCGCTAACTGTCTCGGTGACGTTAACACCAGATTTTCTAACTATCGACAACAGGAAAATGTTGATGACAACACTACAAAGACATGCAAACGGAGAAGGGAAGCACAAGGTGATCGTGCTTTCAGCGCATTTTCAGGGAAACACAGCCAATAACCTGACACGACACCAGTTCGCGGACTTCCACGCTGATGCTCAAAGGCTGGCTGATGATATGGATAGTGAATTTAACCTGACCGGCAAAAAGGCCGACGGTAAGAGATTCAAGCTCAGAATTAAGCCGAAGTTTTGAAAGGTTGGCGTATCGCCCCGACCAAAGATTGATACGCCATAGTCTACACACCACACAGGAAGAAGGATCCCAACAATGGACAATCAACAGTTATCCAGAATGGAACGCTCAGAGCGCCTGTTAGCTGCTCACTGTTATTTAATGCGTAAACCAGTTCCCTATTCTATGCGCCTCAAGAAATCGCTGCAAGCAAAGCTCACGCGCATCGACCAGAAGTTAGAGGTTTATGTCGACAAGGTTTGGAGCGTAATCAACCGCTCTATGCAGCCATAAGCCCCGCCCCGTTTAGTTTATTACTACCGAGTTTAAAGATTGAAGGAGAAGTAGAATGACAACAGAAAAAAGCACCGTAGCAACCGCCCTGCAGTCCGCCCTGAACCCTGCACGTTACCAACTGGGTATTGCAGCAGACAAAACTGAAGGTCTCGCACACACATCCGTCAATGCCGCCATCACTATGATTGATCAGGCTGAGCAGTTGGTTATCGAGCAATACAACACAGAGGTTGATGAGTTCAACACGTTGTGTGATGAGCTTGAAAAGACTCAGGAAGACTTAACACGCACAGAGCGTGAACTTTCAGAACTTCGCTCTAACCTTGATGAACTTGAGCTTGAGGCCAAACAAGCCACTGCAGAAGCCGAGCGAGAAAAAGCTCAGGCCAAAGTCGCCCAAGCCAATGTCAAAGAAAAACTGGAAGAACTGAAACGCCTTCAGGCCATGCAGCCGGAACAAATGAAATCCCGTATCGCGGCTCAGCGCAAAAAGAACGACGAAAAACAAAAGCTGCTTGAAGAGCAACGCACCAAGATCCGTGACCTTAAAAACCAGCTGGTGGACGCTGAAACGAAAAAGAACGTCATGGTTCAGACAAACACCCAGCTGACCGAAGAGCTAAACGAAGCTCGCTCTCGCCTCATGCACAAAGACGGCGACGTGATCAACAAGGTGTTTGTGGGTACCGACGGCATTTTGAAGTGTTACATCCACGTCTTTGAATACGGCCTGTCCTTCCGACCAGAGGCATCAACCATCAAAATCATTAACGATCTGGATTGGTACTACGAAGTCAAAACCAACCACGGATTGAATATCACCGTCTCAGTGACTGACTGGCTGCAGCCATTCTACCCGCCATGTGACTACTTGGCCGACCGCTGGCCGACTGATATCCATGATGCACTGCACGAACTCATCATTAATCGCATCGAGATCACCCACCCGCACCTAATTGAGCGCATGGAGTGGGCGAAAGAAACTTATCTGGAAGATGCCCAGCTGGATCCGAAACACTTAGAAGTATTGAACAATGCCGGATTCCAGAGTCTATACAGCGTGCTTCACATTCCACCACACCGCCTGCGTGCCATCGTCAAAGACAAAGCCGGCACCGCTGCAAAGGGCTTTGGCGAAGCTGCCGTGAAGCAAATCTACTCCAAACTGGAACAATTGGTCGAGCAATGGCAACGCCAACACGATAGTTGGTCAGACCTAAACCGCCAGCCTAAAGCCGCTTAACCAACAACAGGCTGCGGCCATGCGTCGCAGCCACCAGCAGGAAATCACCATGGATAAAAATATCAAAATACTCATCCCTGAAGCTCTGCCCGAATGGACAGACCGAATTCACAACGGCCCAATGAAAGCAGTATGGAACAGTGAAACTGAAGACTTACCAACGTTAGAACTTACCCCGCCACAAAGGGGCCTAAAATCAGAGTTCATTGATGGGGCTTGGTACTGGGTTGTTGGTTGCGAGAAGTGCTTAGGTACCTCAAATGGCTGGGACTACTTTGTTTGTGACGAGCACAATGTTTGTGTGGATTGCCAAACCCACAGATCTGAAATTGTGGGATCAGCTTGGGGAACGCGAGAGGGGTTCAGATGCTCCCCATGCCAAACCGCCCTTGACCAGAAGCTAAAGCGTGAAGCTCTGGAAAAGGTTGCTAGTAACGATTACGACGAATGGGACTACAAACACAATGATGAAATTGTCTGTCCCCACTGCGGCACCAGCTATGAGCCAGACGAACCCCGCGATGGAAAAGAAACGTGTGATATCTGCGGCGGCGAATATGAGTTAGAAATTGAATATTCCGTCACTTACTCAACCACAGTTGTAGGTGAGAGGATCACTTTGGATTCACTAGAAATTGAAGAAACCGAGACAAATTTATGATTTTACCGACACTTGAGTACCTAAAGACCATCAAATCAAGCCCTGTGATTCATATCACTGACATTGAAACCGGCGCGAAAGGCCCAGACGCACACATTTTCTCAGCCTCTGTAGTGACCGTTGATATTTACCAGCGCCGGATCCTCAATCAAACCTACATGCTGATCAGCGATGAAGGCCAAGAAAACCGCATCAAAGACGCCATCGACCAACCAGATAGCACCATGGCATTCTGGGAGCGACAAAAGGAAGAGTCGCCAGAGGCTTACGCAGAACTGTTCTCACCGTCTAAAAATGATGAGCGTTTATCGCTGCCTGAAGCGCTGCACCAGATCGCCTACTACATCAAAGAAAACACGCCAGAAGGCACAAAGGCGCAAGTCATGGGGAATGGTCCGGAATTTGACAACGTTATCCTGTCACACGCTTATGAAGAAGCCGGTATCGAGCAACCTTGGCAATTCCGAGGCAACCAGTCACTGCGCACAGCCTGCCTGCTTGGTCGTTTGCTGCTTGGCATCGACCCTAAATACACCCTTGAGCGCAAAGGTCCACTCCATCACGCGCTATACGATGCCTTACATGAAGCTGAGTATTTCATTGAGATCACTTCCGCACTGATCACTGCCGTCACTAAGGGCCACAGCGTAGTTGATATGGCAAATGAGCAGCAAAACATGTTCAAAAGCTCTCTGCTTAAAGCTCTTGGCTACCAGCAGAACTCAGACAAAGAGCTGGTCGATCTGTTAGCAGAGGTCGAATTTAACCGCAAAGCGCTTCACAACGGCGAAGCCGAAGCCTGTACCTGTCAATAAAGCCATACCGTGATTGGTACCCTCTCCAGTGAGGGTACCAGAGCAAAGGAGTGATGATGGAAGACAACGACAACATTGTTGAGTTTAAGCGAATCAAGCAGCCACCCACAGACAAGCCTATATTCAAAGAGACTCAAACATACCGACACCGACTTGAATGTCAGCACGGAGACTTCAAAATCAACGAGTCCAACGACACGGTAGCATGTGGCCTATGCGGGGAAGTATTAAGCCCTATGTGGGTTTTGAAACAACTGGCCAATAAAAACTCTCAGCTCTATTGGCGATGGCAAGAAATGCAGGAGAAAGTAGAAAAAACACGCAATAAAATGCGTTGTAAGTGCCAACACTGCGGCCAAATGACCGCCATTCAGCGATAACCTGTACTTTGTACCGCCTGAGTGTTATTTTCTACGAAACACTGACGGAACTCTTTGATGACCAATAACGAAAAACTCAAGATAATTCAGAAACATTTTAAGCTGAAGGCGCAAGACGTTGCTGATATTTGCTACAAAACAAGCGTGAACACGATTTGGGCTTGGCGAACCACCCCAGAAAGCGCTCGATTCAGAACAATGAACGACGGTGAATACGAGCACCTAGTAAACTGGCTCATCAAGAATGAGCGCATTACTGACGAAACAGAGCTAAACGCTCTGCTCGAAGAAAACACCAACTAAGTATCTAAGGGGTATCAACTCAATACCCTCTAGATATTTCATCAACACTCAGTAGATACTTTACTTTTTAGTGCCCTTTCAAGCATAGCAAGCGCCGAACCATCTTTAATCATCTTCGCATCCACACGGATCACACACCACCCCAATATCGCGGCCTCACCATATTTGATGCAGTCTTCATGAAAGCCAGTAGGCGTTAAATGCCTCGACTTTTGAGTGACCTTTTTCCCCTTGCCTGAGTCAAATCGCTCTTGCCCGTGACTGTAGGTACCACCCTCAATCTCGACGGCCACCTTGTGATCTTCCCACGCGAAGTCAAAACGCCAGCGGCGCTTAGGGTGAAACTTTAATTCGTTATTCCCCCAGCGCGGCATAGGAAGCCCTGATTGCTTAACCTGCGTTGCGAACGACATTTCTAACCCACTAGGACCTTTATCGCCCTTTCGCTTCGCTGGAACGGCTTTGAGAGGCTTTCCGTTCGTCATTTGAGGCTGTTTCGCTTGCCGATACTTCCTTAGCGCCTGACCAGCAAGCGCATTACCGGCCTTGGCTAAGTTTTCCAGTTGTGTTTCCGTCATAAGATCCAAATTTCACAGATAGGTTGCTATCGGTTTATTCTTGAATCCAGCCATTTCTAACAAACAACGCCAGTTAGCGTAATCAATACTCCGGTTTTCGCCCTCTTCCGCTATCCAGTAACGAATACCACGAGAACTGCGCCCCAACACCCGCCCGATCATTTCACCGGATATCTCGCACCCTATCTTTTCACCAGAACGAAGCAAAATAGCCGCTTTTAGCCCTTTCACCATGTACGTAGTGGGCGCCTTCCAACGCTTATAGGGGATCTCTTGGGGCATAGCCCAAACTATCCACCGGCGAACCTCTTGCTCTTCGCGGTCCACATTCCAACGAATATCAGAACCGGTATTAAATCGCCCATAAGGAACCGAGTCAGGATCACTTGACTGCAGGAACACATACCCTTGCTTACCAAGCATCTTTTTGCACAGCTTGAAGTACATCTGCTCAGCTCGCACCGGATCGTCTGTCTCCACACAGTGCAACCAATTAGCCTTGTTTGTTATATGGCCGTCTTCACTCCAATAAACTTGAAATGGTTTACTCATGCCGTAGCCCTCCCTTAACGCTCACATTATAGGCACAGAGTTCCTATTAAGTCAGCCGTCAATAAATAACGCCAGAGAAGCACACAGAGCGCGATAACTGAAAAGCAATGCAATGACATTCATCATGACCTTAAAAGCCGTCAGGTAGCCAATGAAGAGCGAGAAACACCCTCAAAAGAACAAAGATCAACTGGGATCACTTTGTGTTTCCTCATCGTAGTTTCACTGTTTTTGAAAAAACAAAAAAGAGAACCCTTTATTATTTCTATTTTTTAATAGGTTATAAGATGGCTTATAGAATGGTTATATATGGTTATAAAATGGTTGTTGGCCTCGAAAGTTGAACCAGAAGTAAAATATAACAATATGTTTTTAAAGGAAAAACAAATCATTCTAGTATCTCGATTTATGTTTTGCTAGTATCTCGATTTATGCAAACGGGTATCTCAACTTATGCGTTTTGGTATCTCGATTTATGCAAACGGGTATCTCAACTTATGCATTTTGGTATCTCGATTTATGCATTTTTTTGGTCTAATTCCACTGTATATACACTACTTATACCACTGTATATAAACAGCTTTTCCACAAGCCCAGACAGCGACGTCTATTCCCTTTCAGACATAAAAAAACGGCACCCTCTTTCGAGAATGCCGCTCATATTTCAATACCTGCTTAGTAGGAGTGTCTGACGATGTGATTTCTCATGCCGTGGTACATGGCTGTGCTGAGCACTACCATGCAAAGCACCAGTTCTTCACCCCACACCACCAGCGACCAAAGCGTGATAAATGAAACGATGAATACCACCGCCGGCTTTTTGAGTTGCTGCCGATGATAACGTCGCGTCAGCTGATCAGACTTTTGAAACTTGATGTACATCTTGGGTACCGTAAACAGCACCAACGCCGCACGGACCGCTATAACCACGATAGCAATAGTCACCAGCTCTGGCTGGCCGGCTGAAAATCCAAACCAGCCAAGCAACAAAGGAATGAGGTTAAAAACAATGAATATCCAATTCACAATATGACCTTATCAATAAAAACGCCCCTGTCATTGGGACGTTGTTGTATCCGAACAGCGTGAGCGTTACTTACGCAAAATCCGATCTGAATCTTTATCTATGTAGGCATCTACAATACCAGCTGCCTTGAGCAATTTAAGCGCTGCTTTCAATTTTTGACGAAACGTTTTCAAATCGCTCGCCTTGGAACCACAGCTATGCATCACTTTTTCAACTGAGACGGCGTACTTGTTGTTTGCCTTATGGCTGGCAAAGTAAAACTGCAACCACTTGGCAATATGATTGTTCTTTAACGCCTGTCGTCGTTTTAGATCGATTCTCGCAAACCCTGAAGCCGTGAAAAACTTCACCAACTCCACTGGTAAACGATAGTGCCAAAAGCGAGCCATTGCACCATTTACGTCTTTATATTCGAACGAATCTACCAAATTAAAGTTGAAACGATGTTGAATCAAGTCGCCATTGTCTCTACGAGTGATCAAACCTTCAAGGTTGGACTGGCTAAGCCGGCGCATACATTGAAGCAATCTCTCATAATAAAATGGCGTTCTGGCCCAACCTAAAGACTTCATTAACTCAGCACGTTTAAACTTGAGCTTACCGGATAAATCGGCGTCACGCGCATAGTGGAGCAGCTCAAGAAAAACGTCCAGATCATCCTGTCTTAACTCTGGCCCGACAAACTGCAGCTCCATGGGTGCATGACTGCCATCAATCAGACCCAACAAAACCGGCTTGGTGTAATAGCGACGCTCCTGTGATGTACCTACAGTAAATAGCGCATAACGAGCTAATTCGTTCGGTAGGCATCGAACGGCTTTTGCCCACGGCTTCTCAATTAGCTTTACTGACATTTCGCTACCCCGCCAAGAGCTTCAAATAGTTGAGGTAGGAAGGCATCAAACTCACCGGCAAACAAAACCATGTCGGCGTCGAATCGCTGAGCAACATCTTCTCTCGCAATATCATCGTTCTGATCGGCCAGCTCATCTGCAAACTTGAGCCTTGCCAGACTGCCATCATCCGACAAAATGAAATCCAAGCGATCCTGCCAGTTGATAGCCAGCTTTGTGACCATCTTGTCAGCTTCAATGTGGGTTTGGATTTCTTCAGACGTCAGCTCTTGCTTCTTACAACGGATTTGACCGCCATCTTCCAAGACGGATTTTAACTCGGCCTCATCACGCAGTGAAAAACCGCTCGGCACTTCACCAGTTTTGAGCCATTCAGTCAGCGTAAATTCAATAGCAGATTCAAAGGTAACAGGGACAACCGGCAAGGAACCAATTGTCTTTCTTAGCAGGGCAAGAACATCTTCCGCTTTTTTGAAGCTACTGGCATCAACAAAAAGCAGCTCTTTCTTAGGGCAAATCCAAACATACGTTGTGCTGGTTCGCTTGAAAGCACGAGGCAGTAGATCGGTAACAACATCTTCTTTGATGTTGTCCTTCTCTTTTTTCTTCAGCGGTCGGCCTTCTTGTGATTCCACCATAGTCACGCGCTCGTTGACTTCTTCTTTGATCACTGAGGCTGGCAGCATCTTTTCTTGGAGACGAGCGGCAAGCAGGAGCCAATCACCACCAACATGCAGTAATTGGTCACTATGTTTGCCCATCACAGGCGCCCATCCAAATTTTCGCTTATCTTGTTCCCCACATGGAACGAATGCAAATTCAGACAGTTGCTCACTTAATTGGTCGGGAGTGAGTTGAACTGCCCGAGAAAAGCGATAAGCCATGATATTTTTTGGCTTCATATTCTGGGATCCTTCTTTCTTCGGGTGTTACTTGGTTTTTTGAGTCGCTGCTGCAAGCTCGGCTTCCAGCTGGCTTAAAATGGTACGTTCTGAGCGCAGCGTGATTTGAGCGCTGGTCAAGCGCTCGCTTTGCTGTTCGATTTCGCGGCGAAGTTGTTCAGGATCACGAGGTGCAGTTTGGGAAATAAACTGGTGCTTGTTTTCTCGAAGCTGTTCAAGGAATGGGCTGTGACAGTCTTTATTGGCGGCATCAATGTTAATCTGCTCATAGGCTTGAGCATTAACACGACGGCAATATTTATGAAGGATTTCGCGGCAAGCGGCATACTTCATACCGTTTACTGCCGCGACATCTGCGGTTTTTGCGCCTCTCAGGATGGCGCACGCAATTTGCTCTTCTTTTCTGAGTGAGATTTCACGCTCTTGATTTGTCTCGGTCTTGTCCATTTTGATTTCAGCCTTCCAACGTCACCGCTAAGTCGTGGTCTCGCGCTTACTTCAAAAGCACTTTTAGTTGCCACAACAAACTTTTATCTTTTTGTTGTGCACTGTTTACCGTTTTTAGCGATGGCGAGAAACAACAAAAAAATGTTGTTTAATCTTTTCTCGACTGGATCAAAACTTCGCAGATCAATCAGGTTTCAAACTCGATATCACCAGACTCAATACCTTTGAGCACCTGCTTTCCTTTCTCGGTCAGCGTGATCAGGGTGGGAGTTCGACGCATTGCCGGTATCTGTTTGCGTTCAACAGCGACCAAGCCCTGCTCTTTTAGCGACTCAAGTATCTGGTTTTTCTCTGCGGCTTTGATACCAGCATTGACATTAAGGCGTCGAGTGAGGTCGGTCATGGCAATCGTGTTCTTTTTCTCTTTCTTGAGTATGACCAGAACACGTACCTCAGCGTTTTTTAGCATGTTGATATCCATCAATTTTGTTATCTAGTTGACGATTATCGCCATGCTACATGAAGGATGCACACTTACCAATCACCAACTTACTCGTCACCGTTAGTTAAAGCGTATTAAATTACGCTAATAATTACGTTTTTAATTACGCTATTGATTAACATACATCAAAGTGTTAATTTCTGTCCACCACTTTGTTTTAAAGGGATTTTGGATGTCGCCTGAAATTGCCCACGTAACGTGCCGCGCTGAATTGACTTTAGAAAATTTGAAGCAATTAAAAGAAGATGCGGGAAGGCTCACGATTTACATCAGTGGCCCGATGACGGGGTACCGACACTTTAACCACCCTGAGTTCTTCCGGATTGAAGACATGATTCAGGAAGCCGGCCATATCCCGCTCAACCCAGCAAGAAACCCCAAAGGTCTGAGTTACGACCAGTACATGAAACTGAGCCTATCTGATCTCTTTGTCTCAAATGCTGTGGTCCGTTTGCGCGGTTGGATGGAATCAAAGGGCGCTCTGGCCGAGGTGTTTGCCGCTCATTCCCTTGGATTGATGCTCATTGATGAACAATAAGCGCTCACTGGTAGATGCCGCAATTGAGCTTGCCAGCAACAAAACAGAACAAGCACCCGAGACATGCCCTCATTGCAACGGCAAAGGGGAAACGAAAGGTCTGTTTTCTACTACATGGGAGTGTGTTCACTGTGATGGCTTGGGCTACACCGGCGATCCAATCGCAATAGCAAAGTGGTTCAAAGAGGCCCTGATCCAAAGGACCGACAGAATTAAACAGCTTGGCTCGCACTGCAGCGGACTAAGCAAAGAGAACGAGACGCTCAAAGGCATCTACCCAGACTGGGAAGAGCGATTAAATGAGCATTACGAGCAACAGACTCATGAGAAGTACAGATCACGGTTTGACTAACTGTGAATGGAGGCAGAATGTCGGACCACCAGCAACGCTACCGAAGAATGCAGCGCATCAAAACGCTTGGCTTTCATGATCTGTTACTTCGCTTTTCCTCTCAGTACAAACTTCATTTCTTGGCAGGGCTGCACGCCATTTCTATCAATCATGGCGCCAACATCAATCAGGAGGTAGCTTGCCTTCAACGTGAATTTATCAAGTTAAACCCACGAGAAGCAGCCACGGCCATCATATTTCACCCGCAATTTGGGAAGAATAGAAACAAAAAGGGATAGCATGAAACCACTAATCAAATGGGCCGGCGGTAAAACATGGCTCGCCAAACGCGCAGAGCGCATCGTCAATGACATAAGCCCAGAGCGAGTCGTAGAACCGTTCGCCGGATCGGCTGCCTTCTCACTGTACTATGAGTTCGATAACGTCATACTCAATGACGCTAACCCCGCCCTTATCAACCTGTATAAGCAACTGTCCAGTGGATACGAAATCAACCCAGATGAGTTTTTGCTGGAAGCCGATTTTTTCTATGCCGCCCGAGAAGAACTAAATAACGCTTTGCTATCAGGTCAGGATCTGGGTGAGAAAGAAGCCGGTCTTTTCTGGTACCTGTGTAAACACTCTTTCAATGGCCTTGTACGCCAGAGTAAGCGAGCTGGTAAGTTCAACATGCCATTTGGTGAATACAAGGGTATAGCGACCCCGCCAGACACCAAAGAGTTCATGCGAGTTGCTAAGAACTGGACATTCAACTGTGGCTGTTTTTCAGAGGTGGACATCACTGACGCTCAGCTAGTCCTGATCGACCCACCGTATGAGAAAACCTTCAATGCCTACACCAAAGACAAAAACGAGAACTTACAAGAACGTATAGTCAACATGCTTGGCGGCTATGACGGCGCTGTAATCGCCACCAACACGCTTTTGCCTGAATTAACCCATATCTATCGGGAAGAAGGGTTTACCGTCTACAAAACGCCTGTGAGGCGCTCAATTAGCTGTAAAGGCAGCGGTCGTGGGAAAACGTTTGAAATGATCGCCCTGAGAGGCTTTTCTAAGAAGCAGTTCCGGCGCTACATGGATGGACTTCAGCCTTACTATCCCAAAGCCGTTGGCCTTTGATGTAGTTGAAACGGGGAAGAGGCAAGATAAGTCGATTTTGATGTAGTCAAAACGGGCAAATCCCGCCTCGGACTCAGAAAACACGTAAGAAAGTGTATTCTAATTGGGTAGGCTGCCCTATTTGACTACATTAGGTGTATTCTAATTGGGCCTTGCCCTTTCCAAGAGCACAGATACACCTACTCAACCCATCAGAAAACCCAATTAGAGTACACCCTGCCCCACTTATCTGCACCGTTACCCACTTTGAGTACACCTTTACCCAATTAGGGTACACTCTCAGCTGTCAGTTTTTTGTTTCTTGTCGATACGATGTAGTAGCTTTCGCCATCTTTCCTGACGATATTTCCCGACAGGAACCCAATAGATTCAAGCTTTTGCAGCCCATTCTTTATTTTTCTGTTTGCTTCTTTTACTGACGTATTTAACTGCAGTCGGTCCCTTAGCCTTTCAAATGAAACCGGAACGGGCCTTTCAGGAAGCGCAACAAAGTACAGGTATAGGCATTGAGCCACCTCTGCCCGTGGCAGCTTATCTAAGACCTTGATGCTAACAAGGACTTGGAAATCTAACCTGTAAAGATCCCACAAGCTTTCATCAGCCATCAAAGAAACAGAGTCCTCAAATTCATCATATTCAGCTTTTAACAACAGTCCGGTATGAACCCCTTTAGCAGCCCCTTTTCGTAAAAAGGAGAGGTTTTGAGACTGGATACGACCTAATGATTCGCCTATTTGACGTCTAAGATTCTTATCAAACCTACGACTGGGGTATGAACAAAATTTAGCAAACTCACTAAATTTCAAGGTTATTTTGTTCGATTTTGCACCGTAAGTACTGAAAGCCAGAACAATCCCACACCAAACTTTAAAGTCTGTTTCTACATTTAATTTATCACCCCTAACGCTTACCCTGTCGTATCCCTCCTTCTGACAAAGCTCAAGGCTCCTTAAATCTTCAGAAAGGTCCATATCAACGAATTTGGTCGCATTCCGTCGACCTACAGGTGTAAACACCCCTGTCCTTAACAGGACATTCGGTTGAACACTCGTTGATGTGTTACACGTCAAATTAGGCATTTCGGCCTCGATAAATTCCGTAGGCGGGAAAAAGGTATTGTTATCGTTAGTTTTATTCACAAAATCGTCCACATTTCGTTTTTATTATCCCAATTAGAATACACCCTAAAACCCAATTAGAATACACCTTGAAACCCAATTAGAACACACCCACCACCCAATTAGAATACACCGCTACCCAATTAGAGTACACCGACATAGCCTGAAAGGCAGGCCACACAAGGCTTTAAGGAGGTAGGGATCTTTTAAGGGATCTATTTGGTACTTAAAAAGGGATCTTATTATTGGGATCTATCGCATGGATTTGTGGATAACTGCACGCAGTTACCCACCAACCCCACACGATCGGCTTCGCCTAATCAATCGAATTTTTCTTTTTCCTATTTTTATTAAAACACTAATCAAGTATCTACCAGATACCTACTAGGTGTTTTTGTGGTGTCGCATGGGTATCAATTTAGTTTTGATGTGCTATGATAAGCCCACACAAAAGAAGGAGATGCTCATGATTATCTTGGTTTTTGGGCAAAGAGGGGGAGCAATGAAGTCTATTTGCTCTCAAAACTTGGCCGTAGAACTCGCACACCGTCAACATTCAGTCTGTCTGGTCGATGCAGACCCAGGTGGTACAACTGCCAACTTTGGCGCCTACCGTGAAGAAGAAGGTATTGAACCTGCAATCTTCTGTGTCCAGAAAAAAGGGAAGATCACTAAAACCCTGCAGGAGCTGGATACCAAATACGATTATGTGATTGTGGATGTGCAGGGAAACATTGACCCAACACGTACACAAGAAATGCGCAGCGGCCTGTTAGCAGCTGACATTGCACTTGCCCCTTTCCGTCCTACTCAGGACCACAGGGATAGCATTCTGGAAGTACAAGATCTGATTGATACTGCCATGGACTTCAACTCTAAACTGAAAGCGTTTTGCATGATCTCGATTGCCCCGACCCATACAGCGAGAGAGCAAGATATTACTTTCACCAAAAACACACTGCGAGAATTCAGCTCAATGGGTGTGCTTGAAACCGTGGCATACAACCGAGTCGTTTACAGCGATGCCTACGCTATTGGCCGAGGCGTAAGAGAAATGAGCGATGCAAAAGCGAAGGCAGAAATGAACGCCTTAGTTGAAGAATTACTGGAGAAAGCAAATGGCTGACAAAGAAAAGCGATTTAGAGAACCTATCCGTAAAAACCAAGAAGCCAAAAAAGACGCCGATGCTTTCATCAACGGTGACATAGGCTCTCAGTCAAAAGAAGAAGCTCAACTGGAATGGTATGAAGTTTTAGAAGCGACTGACAAAACAAAAGCTTCAGAGAAGCCGGTTCACATCAACCTGAACGAGTATTACCGCGAATGGGGCACCAAGTTGGCAGAACTGGACCCACAGTACGCGAACCGTAAGCACCTTTGCCAAGTGCTGATCGCTGAAGGCATGAGCAAGCTGATAGAAAAAACACTCAAAGAGCAAAAGAAAAAAGACGCATGAAAAAGGAGCCGGTTGGCTCCTTTTTTTTGGGATAAAACCATACTATTAACATAGGAACAAAGTTCCTAAAACCCTTTCAGAACACACGCTGGCTTCGCCAGCGGCGGTCTGGCAAGGCATCAGTCGTAATAGCCTGCGTCCATCGAAGCGTTGATACTGAATGGATCGTCCTTATCCGCCTGATCGGCTGAATCTGGCTGCTGCTTCACAAAGGTTTTCTTGTGTGGCGCAATTGGCAGGTGCTGCGCACTGATATTGGCAGTATCCATGATCATCTGCAGAACGGTTTCCATACTCTCTTCGCTGTCCGCATTAATCAGCGCATCCAGAACCTGATCGCTGATTGCAATATGACTACGCTCTTGGAGCTGCTTAAAAAACTGCTCACGACTGGTCTTTTCAGACTTCAGAGATTCAGTCTCTTGAGAAGCACTGTCTAACAACTGCTGCAGCTCTTGGGCTTTTTCGTCCTGATCGGCAATCACTTGCTGGGCATCAAGCAGCATCCCTTTGTACTGAGCCGACTCAAAGGCAATGGCCGCATTGAACGAATCAAGCACCATTTCTCGCTCGTCATCCGGCACGCCGGCACTGCTCAAGTTGTCGAGGACGGCCTGACGGTCAAATTCCTCTTCTGACGACTCAGAATCCAGCACATAGCCACGGTTGGCCGCAAATAATGGGTTATGCACGTAATCGAAGCCATAAAAACCATTGATAAGCGTATTACCACCCAGCTTGCCGCCGCCACATGCCCACGAAAAGCCACCAATACGAGAGTTATGCAGGCCAAGCAGCTTACGTCCCTCGTCATTGTCCAGCACCTCTTGAACGTGAGTCAGGTTGCCGTCGTCATCCAATGACAGCGACACGGTGACACAGGCGGGGATAGCATTAACCACGGTCATCTGCCCATTAGGAAGGTGAACCGGTAACGTTTCCCCCAGCGTGAGCTTGCCGGCCATTTCTCGCAAACCATGTGACACATAGCCGACCAACTCACGCAAACGCAATCGCTCTTGTACCTCTGGCGAGTTCAGGACCGATTTGACGTTATCCAGAATGTAACCGCGCTGTTTGCCGGTGTACTTTCGACCTGTATCAAAAATGTTGAAGGTACAGGTGATACTTTGCAGGATTTTCTTAGACATTTTCCTCTCCCATCAGCTCTGCAATGCAGCTGTAAATCATCGTTTTCAGTTGATTGTGGCTATCTGGATCAGAAACCGAGTCCAGAACCTTGTTGACCTCATCCTTGTCCCCTTCTTTTGCAGCCTCAATGAGCTGTTTGAAGGTTTCCTCGTTCACTCGCAATACGTCGGTAAACAACCAGTTTGAGGTTTGTTTGAAATTAAACTTGTTGAGTTCCGGATCCAGCATTTGCATGAGGGTGACGACCGACATAGCAAAGTTAATCCGTGACTCACGCGCCGTTGCTTCTTCGCGTTCCAGCACGTTGTTCAGGCTGTTGAACTCAATTCGCCATGGTTTATCCGATTCTGTGTAGACCTTGCCCCACTTCATCAGCACATGGATTTCACAGAGTCGTTCCGCGCCTGCTTTAATCGCTCGGCGGATCAGATTGGCCTTAATGGCCGCAACCATAGATTGTGTCCACCAGCCACCTTCCCCGAGTCCGCCGGCCATGTCTTCGGTAAAGCCCACAAGGGACTTATCAACGCCCAATGCACTACACAAGCGATTCACATGAAAGTTCACGTCTTCAATATGGCTGATATTGACGTCGGACTGCTCGGTCTGAATGTTGACCTGTCCAGAGCCGTCAGCGGTAACAGGCAGAATATGGTTGTCGATCGTTGATATATGTCCACGCTTGGCTGAGCGCTTAGCAGACAGGTTTAATTTTCGCTTCAAAGCGCCCAGAATGGTGTTGTAATACTGAGCGGCCAGCGTTGGGTTTTTCTTACCGGTCTGAATAGTGATAAACCGGTCCCGCTTGGCGGCATTTTTCCGCGCTGAGTTAAGCGAGAGAATAGCTTCGTTTAAATCTACCCATGGATCATAAGCTGAACGTAGTAGGCTCGAACCGTAGTCTTGCGTCTCGATCGGCTCTTCATTCAGGTAATCATCGTCATTGATATCAAACGCCAAAGGGTTAAGGCGCACCGGTTCAATCAGCGTGCTGCCGTGACCGTCCCACTTCGGGATCTTGAACGGAATGAATTTCCACGGCTCCATTAGCTCAACCATACCTTTTTTCTCAAGACTGCGTTGGTACTTGGATGTGTAACCACACAAAAGCCCCGCTCGCTCGTAACAGCGGATATGGGCTGGATGGGTGTAATGGTCAAACCGAATATGAGTGATCCCTTTTTGCGGCTCAGTGTAAGGGCGAACGTAACTTAACCCGTACTTGGCCGCCTGAAAGGCAACCGCTTCAGCGTTATCATTGAGCCAGCGACCTACAGTGTTTCTCAGGTCTTTGACTATTTTGTCGTCGCCTCCATCCTTTGTGGAAGCGATGAACAGTATCTCTCCCGTATCCGTTTTGGCAGATAGAGCGTTGGCGACGTGCATTTTTAGAGCGCTGTCGATGGTTGGATCGACGGCCATCTCTTCAAATCTCAAGTAGCCTGCACGACGATTCCGTGGAAATGGTTCAATGAGCTTTTCGGTCTCTGACTCAGAGTGCGCGCCTTCTTTTCCAAGAAGCTCGTCAACCTTCCCAGCGTCTTCATAATCGAAACCGGATTCCGCCAGCTCTAAATGACCGTTTTGGTCATCATCCACCATTGCATGGAATAATCGTGAGAGCAGACTCCTTTTCTTTTTGTTCTCAGCCATGATTCTCTCGCCTGTTAATTAACATCGAGAGAGTAACGAGGGGCGATCAGGGGTGCATCAACACAGATTTGTTGATGGTGTTAAGGGAGGTATTAGAGAAATATTAAAAGGGTATCGAATTGATACCCTTTTAATGCATTAAGATATGGCGTTAGCGACCGCAACAAGCTCAAAGTCTTCGTCAATCAGCACATAGCTGTCAATGGCGCCATCCTCAAGCTCAATAACGTGCGTATCATCTTCCAAAGCACCGATATCCTGACGCTCATCATGATAGGCAAATGCGGCAAGCAAGTGATAGGCCGGCTGTTCGTACTGGACCTTTTCTGCCCATTCAGCATCAATAAAATCAGACGAAATCAGATCACGCTCGATAAGCATCTGTTTTAGCCCCCACCAGTATATCCCGTAGGCGCGGTACCAAAGTGGATTTTTACGCAGCATTTTTGCGACGGCAGCGAGAAAGGTTTCCATCCACTGCGCTTCTGTTTGGCCTTCTACCGCCTCATCGTAAAGCGGCTTCAGCTCTGCTTGTGTTGGGATTTTAATTTTCATGATTATGGTTCCTTGCCATAGGGTATCTACAATATAGCAGATACCCTAAGAGTGTTAAATAAGTATTTGTCTGATACCTGTTAGGTGTTAAGCGATAATCTCATACACCTCTGCCACATCAACACTGGCAGGGAAGTACCACCAGCTGCCATCCCAATCCCCTTCGGCAGTGCAGAACTTAGCACCAAAGCGGTTTTTGAGAATGTCTTTTGCCGCAAATAGCTTGCCTGCCTTACCATTTCTATCCTGCAGGAAGAAATGTTGGAAAGCCGGCAGCGTTCGCGCACGGTAGCGACCATTGCGAGGGATAGATACGTCTTTATAGTTATATCGGGCAGTGATGCCGATATCGCTAAAGCCTTTTTTAACCTCTTCAGGCAGTGCTTTGAATGCTGGGTTTTGCTTCAGCTCTTCCAGCTCAGCATCTGCCGCCTGTCGTTTGGCCGCTTCTGCGTCATCGAGCAGTTTGCTCTCCAACCCTGCGACGAACTCGCGCACCCAGCGGTTGATCTCCATGCGGTTATCACCCAGCTCTGCCGCTCTGTCTTCGAGCTGCTCTTGGAAATCCTGACGGGCGTATCGGTACGCTTGGTGCTTAGCGATAGCTTCAGGCTGTGTCTTGAGCGATGCCGAGAGTTGAATACCTTCAGCCAGCGTCGGCTGGTAGTCGGTCCATGCCTGATCGCAAATGGACAGCACTTCAGCCTGAGAGGCTTTGTGACCGTACTCTGCAATTTCCTGCTCGTAGTGATCGCCAAAGAACGGCTTCACCACTTCGCGCCATGCAAAGACAGACTTATCTTCTCGGCGCAGTTTCAGGTAATGCAGTGCAATTTCACGCTTGAGGGCATTATCAGTGGTATCAGGAAACACCAGTTGCTCTTTTGGATGTTGATCCGCATTGGCCAGTACCAGTTGCCCATCGACACGGAACAGGAAGTTACCGTAGCTCTGCAGCTGAAGCTCATCACGGTATTTCACAAACTGATCTTTCTTCAATTTCGGCAATGTGCTGTAAGAGTATGTGATGGACAACATTTGCTTCACTCTCACTTCATCGTCGGTCAAAGAAACGCGCTTCAAGCCTTCTGGCATAGCATCCAGCTCAGCTTTCATGTGCTCGCCATTACGGCGCCCCCACCAGTAGTAAGACACGCTGCCGATCGGGACCGAATACTGCACAGCTCGGGTGGCCTGATCGACTTGCTCAATACGTAAAATGGCCCCGAAATCCGTTTCCAGATAATCACCGACGGTCAGGACGCTGCCATCCCGTGCCACGATGGCGGTTTCTGGGTTTTCAATAATGCCACTGTCAAAAGGCAGTTCGCCGGCACTCGCTTTTTGCTTCAGGAAGGTTAGGCGTTGTGATAAGCGAGATTCCAGTTTCGCTTTTTCATCTTGCCACTTGGCTTCGTGATCCTGCAGCATCTTGTTGACTCGCGCCAGTGCCTGCTCAGCCTTGCCGCTATCCTCGCCCTTTTCCTTGAGTCTCGACAGAGAAGCTTGCGCCTTGTCTTTTCGCTCAACCAAGCGGTTATAGTCTTCTGCCTTGTCGGCTTCCCAGCTGGCTAACTGGCTTCGAAGGCCAATGACCTGAGACAAATCGACCGCGCACTTCAAATCCGATTTACGGCGACGTTCTGCCTGCTTCTGGGCCAGACGCTCCATGCGTTTTGCCTTAGCCGCTTCCGGATCCGCTTCGAACATATCAAGGTAGTCATCGTTATCGATCGCGTTGCCGTTGACGGCTTCTGACTCAGTACCGTTGAACAAGTCACGCATCCAGCTCTTTTTCTTGTTAAGCAGATCAAGGCGGTAGCCATCAAACGAGCCTTTACCAAGGTAGTAATACAAGCTGACCTTAGAAGCGGTATTGCCCTGTCTGACGCCACGACCATTGCGTTGCTGGATAGAGGCTGGTGTCCACGGCAGGGTTAGGTGGTGAATCGCACTGGTTCCTTTCTGCAGGTTAACCCCGACCTCAGCTTTTTTGTTACAGATAACGATTTTGATGTCACCGGCATTGTAAGAGTCAGCAATGCGCTGAAGCTTCGCGCCGGCAGCGTCAGCGCCGTTGATGATGCCGATTTGCTTCTCATCAAGGCCCAACTGGTTCACGATGATGCGTTTGAGCTTATGGTGCTGCGTTTTTTCTTCAGTGAAGACAATCTGCTTACCGTTTACTTCCAGCTCTGCCTGCAGGTTGGCGATCAGTTTGGCGTATTTAGGCGTTAACGGGTGGCCGACATCTGACAGCTTGATGGCCGCATCATTCAATCCGTCAAGCACTGCCTGCTCATAAACGTCAGGGACCACCAGCACGATGGATTCCCCTTCTTCGTGGCGCTGATAATCAAGCTCGATGGATACCTTACGCTTAACCTCTTCCCCGTCCTCGGTTTGTTCAAGGCGCTCAGCTTCAATTGAGGCAGGCAGCGAGGCAATGAGTTGATCGACTGCTTTCGCTTTCGATACAGGGAAAGTGAACGTCATGGTCTGATTGAACAGGTCCATATCCGTTGTGACTTTATCCATATCACGCATCACGGCAAATAGAGCGCGAGCGTTCGCACTACGCTGGCGTGCTGGCTTACTGGCCTCTTTGGCCTCTTCTCGCAGCGCTTCGTAGGCCGACTCTTGCGCGTCGGTCATGTCGACGCTTTCATGAGACTCAGGCGCATCCGGCAGGGCCAGATTTACGTCTTCAGCGTTTTGCATGAGCGTGTAGCGGTGGAAGAGGTTGCGCAGGCCATCCAAGTTTTGAAAGCCAACCAGACCATCTTTTTGTACGATTTCGCCTTTCACCGTCATTTTCTCAACGGTTTCTACCTTGCCGAACACACGGACAAAATCGTCTGCAGTATAAACGCCGAATTTTTCAAACTCTTCTACCGGCAGCACCAGTGACAGCATGTTGAAAATCTCAAGCGGCGAGTTGGTGACAGGCGTTGCGGACAATAGAACAGGGCCTCGGCCTTCGTTTTGGTCGCGTAGGTAGGCCATCTTCATTGCCATGTCGATAGCACGCTGGGATTCCGTCGGATTGGGCAGGTAAGCAATGTTCCCTGTTTTATCACCGGCTTTGAAGCTGTTCTTAAATGCATGGGCTTCATCAATAATGACCGATTGAAAGCCCATATCTTCAAAGTACGGGTATTCGCCTTTTTTGTGTCCGCCATCTTCAAGGAAGCGCTGCTGCAGGGCTTCTTTTCGTACCGCTTCTTTGTAACTGATCTTGTCTTTGCCTTTGCCCAGACTGAAATCATCACCAGCAACGGTACTTGCGGCCATCTGATCGGAAATAAGCGATTTCTCCACCCACTTGTCGGCATACTTGTGTTTGCTAACAGGGCGCATCTGAATCTCTTTGTATTTCTCAAACGTCATAACGACCAGTGATTTTGACGTCTGTGGGATCTGGTGCATCTTGTCGAAGATTTCTTCGGCACTCTCTTTAATCAGCGTATCCTGATATTCAATTTCACCTGTATGCTTATTCTTTTTCGGATTGCCCTGCTCGTCTTTGACCGGCTCACGCTGGATTTGCCCTTCTTTGTCCAGTTTTGGCTTAAAGCCCACGAACAAAGCGTTATCCAGATTGCCATGAAACATCTTGGCTTCGTGGTACCAGTTCGCCAGCACTGAGTTAGGTACGACGATCAGAGTCTTACTGGCTCGGCCCATTTGCTTGTTGTAGGCGGCCAATGCCAAGGCACTGAAGGTTTTACCCAAGCCCACATCAAACCCGAGAATACCCGAACCATCTTCAGACAGGCGACGTACAGCGGAGCACTGGTAGCCGTGTGGCTTAACCATGGCGCTGACGCCTTCCAGCCCCAAATCCGCATCTGAGTGTTCAAACGGGATGTATGAGTTGAATTTCTGGTTATATAGCTCGGTTAGATCATCAATGTCTTGGTGCTGCTGCATCCAGAGACGGAACTCTTCGTCTAAGCGAGAAACACGCTCTTTGTATTCTTCGATATACTCTTGCTTCGAGCTGGTGACGTTGCCGCCGTTAAGCCAGTTATTCAGCTGCTTGTTGAAGCCTTGGGTATCGTCATAGCCCACAAACTCACCAAACGGTGAACTGGTATCGCGCTCTCGAACGTTTTCAACGTAGCTTTCGTCCGTATCATCGTCTTTAGCGAGCTGCTTTTTCTCGACAAGGTAATCAAGGTTTGAGTAGCCTTTTTCGTGCATAAATTCCAGCACGTATTTGCGATCAATCCATTTGTGGCGCATCGAGAACGCAATGTTTTCTGGCGCGGTTTTGTGGCGACGCTGTTCGATTTCTTCCAGCTGTTGTTGGTACTTCGCTTTGAGTTTCGGATCGGTTTCAACATTGAGTGCATGGCTAAGGGTGAGCACTTTCTGATACACATCCCCAGAGCAAAAACGGCTCATTGGCATAAGCAGGCCGTCAGGGTGGACAGCAAGGTTTTTGTCATCAGCCAGATCCGACAAAGAGCGGATAGGCGTCTTGCCTTTGTACAGCTGCTGCACATCTTCCAACGTAATATGCATCATGCCTTCACGCAGGTATAGGTGCTCAACGATAGCGTGAGGATTGGTGTCGTCAAATGACAGTCCTTTCGTGCTGACATCACCGGTTAGCAAGGTGGAGTATTCACCGTTTTCATCCATCGCGTTTGAGAACACGCCAAAATAGCGCGAGCTTTCACCGGCGAGGATAAGCCCCTTGTTTTGTTTTGGATGGCCGTATTTGTTGATCTCATTGGCCACCAACTCCTGCAGTCGCATTTGCTCGGTTGCGTCCCAGTTGCCTTGGTTGGTGTCATTTTGGAAACGCGCCAAATCAGCACCAATCAGCGAACCTCGGAAGATTTGCTCTCGATACTCATCACTGGGTTGCGTCATGGCAAACTCAATGGCTTGCTTCTGCGGTTTGCTAAATAAATGGCCCCATGCCTTCATCGCAGCAAACGCCTGTTTAACCGACAGTGACATCAGGCCGTGATTACTCTCAAGCAGCCCTTTCAGCGCTTCGAGAGAGGCAACGCCATACTTTTTCTCATCAATGGCTGTTGTGGTCCCATGCAGGGTGTCAACCGGTTCCCAGTTGCCGCGTGTGAACTCGTGCATACGCTCATCAATCATTCGACGGTCGCCTTCGACATAGTTCTTAATCACCGGCTCGGCGGTATCGAGCGCTTCCCAGTCGATACGGGAGTGGAATTTCGCCGCCAGTTTGCGCTTGAGCGCTGCATCGGTCACGCTGGCATCACGGATCACTTTGTCATCATCACGGACTTTGCTGGCGTCTTTAGGGACAAACTTACCGTGAATAAACGGCTTGCCGTCGCGCTCCCACCATTTGCCTTCAATAAAGGTATCCCAAAGCACGTTGGACGATTGCAGCTGCTCCATTGGAAGTTGAGCAATTTTCTCAGCGGCTGATTTAGAGTGCTTGCGCAGCACAATGATGTCGGTAACAACACCCGTACCTTGCTTGCCAAACGTCTTGCTTGGCAGCTTGTGCGCACCAAGGAATTCCGCTTTCTTGCTGATTTTCGCGCGCCATTTCTGCCACACTTTGCCACGTTCACGTACAATATTGACCGGTACCACCAGCACTAACAGGCCGCTTGGCTTCACTTTGTCGATCAGACGGTTGATGAAGTAGCGCTCGATGAGCTTTTCACTCTTATGATCGGGGTCGTCGTGCGCAGAAGCGCCTCGGGCACTGCCGAATGGGATATTACCAATCACCGAGTCAAAGTGGTTATCTGGTGACTCAACGGCCATTTTCTCAAATGACTGGTTAAATACGTTGTCTTCTGGGTGAAGTATCTTGTTGACGGCAGAACTGATCGGATCGATTTCCGTTGCGGTCATCTTCACGCCTTGATGTTTGGTGGCATTAAATACACCGGCACCGGCAGACGGCTCTAAGACGTTACCGTTATCAAACCCATTGGCCCCCAGCAAGTCCCAGCATCCCTCGGCAATGTACGTCGGTGTGTAGTACTCATACTGGCTGTTTTCACTCAAGCCGCCACGGCCAGAATATTGCACGAGCAGATCGTAATCTTCTGCTGTCAGGCTGCTTGTGTCCCAATTCGCCGCTTTTATTCGATCAACGATCGCTTTTACTTTGCTGTTGATCGTTTCTCGCGTTTTGACGCCGCTGGCCTTCAAGCCAAACTCACGATCGCCATCATGACTGGCCGCTTGGAATATCTGGTTAAAAATAACTTCTAACTCATTGATATCTTTTGCGCTTTGCAGGGCTTGGATTTGCTCATCTGTGGCGCTATCTAAAACGGCATGGTCATGCACGAACTGCAATGGCAAGTCCAACTCATCCCCAGCCGCCGCAGCGATCGCTTCCTTGAAGTCTTCAATACGCATCGTAGAGATCGGCCCCAAGAACAGATCGGAATCGTACTGCTTGAGGTAAGCCGCTTTCGCCTGCTCTTTGTTATCAAAGCCCAGCATTACTTTGTCTTCATCAAAGAATTCAGGGCAGGCGCAGTCTTGAGCGTGCTCTTTACACTGTGGGCAGTATTTCGATGGCCACTGCTTCACTTTTTCGATCGCGTGTTGTTTGACGATGTAGACGTGATCGGCTTTACGGTTTGGCCCGATATAACAATCAATACCCTCTTGGTCGGTGCCTTTGGTCGATCTTATGTATCCGTAGTCATAATGCATTGCGACGGACCATTCGCTACCATCTGGGTCCACGCCGGCACGCTTGGTGCCTGCTTTGTTTTCGATAGAAATCGGCAAACCTTGGAATTGGTATCGGTCCTGAAGTTTGAATGATTGCGGTTTGGTGGTGAACGATGGCTCGTCATCTTCCGCGCTATCAAACACCACATCACGGTGCGGGTATGGTTTTTGCTCACCTTGAATAAACTTAATGGTGAAGCCTTGCTCTGTCGCCGCTTTGGTGGTGAATGAGTAATGAGCACTCATTGGCGTCATTTCAGGGAGCTGGGCAATACGTCCATCGGGGGTCATACCATGAAAACGGATGAAATTTTTGATCATCAATTGGTCATCGTCTGAGCCTTCCATTTCGACGGGGGATTTTTGGTCCCAATCGGAGTTAATCAGAATGGAAACTTCTGATTTAAAAGGGGTTGTTATTAAGAATTTGTACATTCAGTTTATGGCGGGAAGTTCGCCATCCTCCTTTTGATGGGCAAACAATAATGTCCATCAGGAGGGTAACAAGGCACATAAATACGGGCATCAACACAAAACTGTCCGAAATTGGCCTACACTATAAATTAATATAATAATTAACATATAAATTACGCTTTGCAGTTGGCGGTCTTGTAAAACTTTAGAGGGTAGAATGGCCGCAAATACTTATAATGAATGCTTAGAGAAGAACAAACACCTGTGTCGACGATGCTATCCCCGAAAGGATACGTCGATTCACCACGGCATCCACTCGGGCCAGTTCGTGCTCTGTGATTGTCTTGTGGCTGAGTTGATGCGATATCCTGGGCCGGCGGGGATCAAAGGGCTAGATTCTGAGTACCTTGTGATGAATTGCCATTACCGCGAGCTGGTAGACCTGCCTTGCGGCTACGCTTTTTATGGTAAGCGCTTAGAAGAAATGCCGACGTGTGTCAGTGATGAAGTCGCTCAAGGATATGCCATCCAAGATAAGCTCATTATGGAAGAGCGCCAAGCTATGGTATTTGCAGATTGCGATTACTTTTTCGGCAGTAGTGTCAAATTGCATACCATTGAAACTCAAAAATACCCGTTAGTGGACCTCAACGGAAATTTGATGGGCACCACATTTTTGATTAATGATTTCTTTCGCGTTACCGAATCTAGGCACGTCAAGGTGCCCGATTTTGCCGATCTCGCAAACCCCCTAAGCATGACGGAAACGCGCCTTATCTTTTGTAAGCGCATGGGCCTCTCTGACAAGGAGGCCGCAGAAAGACTGGGCGTAACGCCTTCTACCGTTCGATCAATGAAGGCACGCATACGAGATAAGACCGGCTACAGCGTGTCTGAGCTGCGCACTTTATTGTCTACTTGCTCATCAACCAAGCTAATCACCAAGACCGACTCATTCCGTATTCGTTAGGTTTGTGGACGTTTTTGTCTACATACAACATACGGGTTCTTATGCATACTCGCCCTTATTGAGTCTTTGATTTATATAAAAAAGCTGTAAGATACTGTATATTTAAACAGTATCTATGTTGGTGCAAAGGTTGTACTTCCATAATAAGAAAAAGGAGAAGACGTAGTGCTAGGTGACTACTTTCATACTGTGATAACTCATATTGAGAAATCGGATTTTGGAACGGGCTTTATTGAGTCTGCAGGACACAGGGAAACGGATGTCACGATTTCAGAGAATGAAGCGATTCAGAATGGCTCGCCCTCAACTTTTCATGCGAAGGGAGGAACGCTTTCCCCCTACGGTGAAGAGACGAGAAAAGCGATCCTGTCTATTTTTCTTGGCGCTCGCATTCATGATGCTGCCGTCATGATTAACGTATCCGATCGGACCATGCGAGATAGGTTTCTGACCTACTGTAAACACACGAACTCTGACAAGTTCGAGCGAATTTACGAACGAGCGGTGCATCAGGGCTACTCCACGCCACCGGTTGAACTTTTTCAGCCGCATGTATTGGAGTTTTTCACCGAGAAAGACCTCCCCGTGCTACACAGTGAGGCCAAAGTGTCATCGTCAGCCAAGGAAATGGCTGAGGAAGGACTGGCGCAGGCTAAACGTGAGCTTTCATTGGCTCGTATCCGGCTGAGCGTAGTTGAGGGCATGTCGAGGGTGCTTGGGTGCGAGTGAGCATTAAACCGGCTCCAAGTCTCAGGCAAGGAGCCGGAATAGGTACTAGATAAGTGGTAATTCAGTATCAACTTGATACCAATCTGGTGCTTGATTATTGCAGGCAAGATAAAAGGCGCTTTGAGGTAACGGCTTAATATCTCTGGTAGACAACTCGTGAAGATACACGAAAATCTCTGCCTGCAATTTCTCTCTGAAAAAGTGCCGCTTCGGTTGTGTGTCGTCACCACCAGCCACTGTTACACCATATATCTGCTTTCGCTGGCGCGGGGCTTTTGCAGGGAACAGCTCGCAACTTCCAAGGGTGCGCTTCCATCCCCACTTCTTATTGTGAGCATTGGTTTTCCCTTTCCCAGTGAGTGCTTGCTGCCATGCTTCATCTGAACTCATTCGATGGCCGTCGTGCCATGATAGCTTGTCCACAATCTTCTTAACGGCAGTACCAAAAGCATCACCATGGACCTGTCTTTCGAGCTGCTTTTTCTGGCGCTGTATCAAGGTGTCGTTAACGCCTGTCATCATGCCAACCATAAGCGTGAACATTTCTTCGTCGCTGTCATACAGGGCGTACATGCTTTCCAGTGATGAAAATTGCTGAATACCCATAGACGCCACTTCGGTAGCCCCACTCGCATACACCTTGCCGACATACGGTGAGTAGAAGTTATCGGGGATCGCCACCTCGTCGCTTTTGTAGGAGCGGTTATTGGTGAGTTCGCTCAATCGCTGTGGGGTTCCCGAGGCACGTTTTTGGATAAAGCGTTGGTTTGCCAGCTTGACGGACTCATCCGCTTCGAGCAAATGGCTCATTTCATGAAAGAGCGTGCGCCGGTCAAAGTCATGGTCGATATCTATCGTGGCCGTATTAATAATTGCGCTGGCACGCTTACTGCCGGTAGTGACAAGGCGAACATTGTCGAGCCGTCCGCTGATCAATCGGTAGTAGGTTGCCATATCACGGCGCACCTCAGACTCGGGATAGCCCGATTTGCGCATTCTCGCCACCGCTGAGGCGCTGATCTCCTGCTTTGACGCCCATAGGTCCGCTTCTTCCTGAGAAACGCTTGAGCGCTCAATCAGCGCGTCATAGACATTGGACATGAGTTCAGTGCCAATACGTTTCTTTTGCTCTTGCAGTGACTGCAGCTGCGCTTTGGCAGCTTGGTCCAGCTCACCACTGGACGCCATGAGAACTGGATCAATTTGGGTCCGGTGTGCAGACTCAATGGCTGAGCGGATCATTTCGAATTCGGACATCAGGGCTTCGCTTTGCCCTTTTTCTGTAATTTGACCGATCACCCCTCTGGCCTTTTCAGCCAGTGGCGAAATGTACTCACTTTCGAGACGTTCAATTTTTTCATTGATGTCAGGATTGCTGCGCAATAGCTCATTGATGCTGTGCGCGACATCTTTGAGTGATTGCGCCTTCTCAGGAGAAATCACCGCTTTCAAGAAGCTTTCGCCGCTTTGTTGCCAAGAATGGCGCTGTCTTTCATCAAGATCGTCAGGGACAATATAGGCTTGTCGCAAGCTGTTAAGGTCGGCGCCCTGCTCTGAAATGGTTTCCAACCGGTGGTCGTTATACCGGCTCAATTCAACTTGCAGCGAAACAATGTCCCGCCACACTTGGAATTTCTCTAAGTCATCGTCGGTGTCGATTAATTTTTGTTTTAGTGCCTTCGCTTGGTGCGTCTGGGCACTGATCACTTCCCCAAAGGCCGCAAGAAAGACGGCACTCAGGCCGTCAATCTCACTGGACGCTTGCATGGCGGAAATGACTGCCTTCTTTTTAGGCTGGGAGTCTTTTTTCGACATAGTTAATTACTGGTTGCTTAACGGACTCAAATTCGCCCGACTCTTCGGAAATTTCACGCACAATAGCGATAAACTTGACTGGCTCTAGGTGATCAAACTTACCCCCTATGAGTTCATCAAGCCGAGAAGCGAGCTTTTGAGCACCACCCACAATTTGAGCGCGAATTGCCTTTATTTGCTTGGCAATTTTCAACTTCTCAATCCCTTTTATTGATGCGCTTTTAATTTGCGCTCTTAGCTGGCGTATCTCCTTTGCCAGCTTGAGCTTTTCTACACCAGACAACATGCTTATTACTCCTGCTTTTCATCAAGCTCTGCGTATTTCTCTACCGCTGAGCCGATCAGGGCATCGTATTCTTCCACCAGCCCCAGTTTTTCTAACTCTTCGCTGGCTTCTTCTATCATTTCAAGCACATCATCTGCAGCAACATCATCATGTACACCATTGACGATATTTTCTAATGTTAGTACCGCTTGGGGCTTATCACCTACAGATTGTTCATTCATGTCGTCATTTTCCCCTTTTTGGGACTCATCCGGTGTGTCTGGCGTCTCTGTCGGCGTGTCTTCAGGCGTTGACGGTGTTTCTGGCGCATCCGGTGCGGCATTCTCATCCTTCTCTTCCTTACTGCCAGCGGCATTGCTATGTAAAGACCAAACCCCATTTCGAGCGGAAATGATCGGCTTATCGAGAGACTTTTGCGCTTCAGAGATAAAATCCAGTGCAGCATCAACAACTTCGGATTGCCCATTGTTATGTCGAGTTTTTAACTTGTTAACAATCGAACTTACAAAGAGTGAGCGAGTTAACCCTTTCTCTTCACCTCGGTCAATAGCTGCAATGGTGCTGATTGATGCCACGACATCCTTAAATAATGAAGGTTCGACCAGTTTAAAGCGCTCTAAGGCCGTATTCTCTTCTGGTTGAGGCTCTCCTTCGCCTTGTGATGGCTCGGGTGATGGCTCAGGCTCTGGTTGCGCTGCTTTCAGAGCGGCAATCTTCTCACGCAGGCTATCGTTGTAGCGCTGGCGCTCGGCCAGCTCGTCTGACTTCACAGTGACCATGTGCTCAAGTTCTTTGTCTCGGCCTTCCAGTTGCGCGACTTCTGTCGTGAGTGTATTGAGTTCATCCAGCAAAGCGTTGGACGATTCCTGCAGGCTGGCTAACTCATTGCGCGATTCCGTCACTTCTTTTTGCTTGGCCTGAAAGGTTTCTGAGTTGGCAGCGGCAATATTGCCAATGCGTTTACCGATCGTAGACAGGGAGACTTCGCGCATTTTCCCTTTATTCATTTCAGGGGCCACGACTTGGGTAATGTCGCGCTTATTGAGCAGCCAGCGAAACGCAATCACGACATCATCTGGCTTAAACACTTTGGGATCTTCATCTGGGGCATGAAACACCACACTGACGGCCTGACCGTCACTGAGGATGAATTGCGCGGCCACCGTTGCAAAGAGGTTGTTTTTCTTCGGTTCTCCAACCTCATGATCGGTTACGGTAATGTTGCTGCTGGACAAAGAGCGATTTAGCGCCCGAGCAAGGGCCTTCATCGTGCGCGGGAACGTCGCATAACTGGTTGTGACCGCATCCAGAATAAAGCCGTCGTGGGCTTCCACTCGCTCACCCTCGACATAGGCCGCATCCATGATTGCGAACGGCTCTGCTTCCAGCATCAATGCCTCTTGCTCCGGATCTGCCGTTAACTGATACATGGCTTCTTTGATTTGAGAGCGTGTAAAGCCTTTTGCCAGTGGATCTGGCATTGCGTAAACTTTTAATCCGTTCACTGGGTTCATGAGGTCAGCTCCTCTAATTGTTTCAGTTCGGCTTCCAGCTGCTCGGAAACCGAGTATTCTTGGGTGATTTGCGCACTGATATCGGACTTTCTCTGCTCTTTAGCCGGCAGAGCTTCTTCCAGCGTCTGTTTTTGCTGACGCTTTTCCTGAACAGAGCTTTCCAACTCTTGATTGTCCGATTTAGCGAGTGCAATTTGAGCTTTCAGCGAGGTTTTGGCGCGGCTGGTTGAGTCCTTGCTTGCACTACTGGCTCTGGACGCGCGTTTTTTCAGGGTTTTCTGAAACTGCTTACTGTTTGCACTGACTTTGCCGGCGATCTCGGCCACGGCTTTTTTGAGATCGTCAACATGCTTGATCGGAATGACTCGCGTATTAAGACGAACTTGGAAGATAGCCCCTTGCGCAGTCGCTTGAAGCATGAGCTTCTGACCATCAGCAAAATGAAGGGTGGCTTTTTTCGTCTGAACACCAGACTGTCGTTTGGCTTTGTTGTCCGCCTCAACACTTGTGACCTGAAGATCCTGACGCTTAAATTCGTCAATGACTTTCTTCAGGCCCTTTTCGTTGAATTGGGCATAATCGAAAGATAAGTAACTCACGGGAACGCTCCACACTGTGATTGTGTTGTTAACAGTTCGATGGTAGAGCGCGGGTGGTGGGATCGCATCAACAGGAAAATTTACTCCCTCAAGGCGTGAGGGAGTAAGAATTATAGCCCCAGTGTCTTCTTGAGCTGGTTCAGCTCTTCTTGAAGCTCCAAGGTCCGGCGACCGTTGTCGATGGTGTAAGCGGCCAGTTCGGCATAATCGGCAGCGGTGACAGGTTTAGACGGCAAAGCCAGCTCGATACTGTCTGCAGGAACCGACGTGGCGCCAGCTGGCAGTGTCACTTTGGCCAGCATAATGGCATTACTTGGCACAGTATCTCGCACATAAACCCCAATCGTTGAGGCTTGGTGCATCGCGTATTGCGCTTCAAGTACGACATACTGCGTTTTGCCGGCAGTGAGTGTGACTTGCTTGGTTACATTGCTTGGCATTCTGGCTGTCAGTGAATACGTGCCGACTTCCAGTACCGCAATGTTCTGATCGTCACCAGAGACTTCAACGGTGAGTCCCGATTTTGGTTTGACCGCAAAGCCTGAGTACACCCCTTTTGGCAACAGGCCGTGCAGCTTCTGGTTCATGGATGCCCCTGAGTAGTTTTCACGCCATGCCGTGTCTACTCTCAGATCATCCAACGGTTGTTGTGGGTATGTGTTCATCCATTACTCTCCGGAAATTGGGAAGTTAACGTATGGGTGCGTGTTGATGCCTTCTTCCGGTGTCACCCAGTCAGGCAAATCAATACTGACTGCCACTAAGTCGCCGTCTGCGTCGTATAGGCCGGTTTGGCTGTACTGCTTCGGCTCGGATAATGTGTTTTCAGGCATGATGCAGCGGAACAGCAAGCGGCCATTCGCCCAAACCACGTCTTCGGAAGGATTGATGGTGCCTTCGTAGAAAACGTTTTTAATATCGGTCCCTGCCGGATCGAACGGTGATAGGGCCGGTGGGGTTTGACTGTCGTCCACCAGCAACGGGTCATGACCGAATTTAAATTTTACGATCTTGAACTGGCTTGCCAGTCCTGCAATTGAGAGAGCGTTTTTTTCGTAAAAACGAGGCAGTAGCTCTGCAATCTGCCATGGTTGATTTGTTGACATAGCGCTATTTCCAAAGTGGTGTGTCTAACGGTGCAAAGTCAGCTGGGATCTCGTCAAATCCCAGCCACGGATTTTGATTAATCTCAGCCGGCTGATTTAGCTCATAAGGCTGAGACGGAAACTCTCGAACAATGCAATCAACTTGAGCACTGTAGAACACAGAGCAAAATGATTGCGTTTGTTTGAAATGGGTACTGCTCAGCGGCTCAACTTGCGTTGTAAATGTGCGCAGCTTGAGCCTGTGGTGGCGTGTTGGTGGTAAGGTATCGCCCTCTTTACCAGCAATGGCCGCCGTTCCATAAGGCGTCGTGATAAACAGGTCCAGAGACCAATCAGCACCCAGCTGATAGCTCATCCATGGCGCTTTTGATATGACGTGGCTCTGACCGGAACCCGCGCTGTAATCAATGGCGTGGCATGACTGCTTTTGTTTGATCACCGACTGACTGGCCGGATTAACCTTTGCTTCAAACGCTCGATGTTGCGTTCGGTGCTGCTTCATTGGTGGCAGCGACTCGCCTTCTTTCCCCGCAAGCGGGACTGAGCCTGACGGCGTAACCAAAAACAGGTCAAGTGACCAATCCGCGCCCAGCCGGTAACTGATCGCCGTTGGTTTTACGGTTGTGCGACTTTGCCCGTGGATAGGCTCATTCGCGTCGGTCTGAATACTGTCTGCGGGTACCACATCAAAGTGATAATGCATACTGAAATTCAGGCAAGGATAGCGGGTCGCGGTCAACGAGGCGCCCGACAGTGGTAGGTCGGCATGTTGAACAGGAATGTAACGCTCGATGCTGGATATTTCCTGCAGGGCATTGATGATGTCGCCTTCCTTTCCGGCCAATGGCACACGACGACCACCCAGATCGACAAACAGGTCGAGAGACCACGACATACCACCAATAACAAAATCCGCTTCGCTCGTTGTGGTGCCTCTTCGGTGCTCCACATACAGAGGGCTGTCATCCAGCCAAGGTACGTCAGCGGGACGGTCGTCAAATGAGGCAGTGAGGCGATAAACCATGCTGCCACCCTTTTCTCCAATCGTTTGTCGCTCGACATGGTAGCTTTGCGGCGCATAGTCAAAGTTGATGGTCAGAATGAAAAGCTCACCGTCATACACGATGTGAGCCGGTCTCAGGCGCTCAATCTCTCGTTTAGCAATGGCAATAAAGGTTTCTTTTGCCATTCCCAGCTTGTGCAGGTGCGTTAAGTCGACGGCGATTTTGCCGCGAGAGGTCATCCAGAAATCATTGAGATCCCATTTCTTGATCTGGACCTCTTGCTCAGTGAACAGATTATCTCGGGCATAAGGCAGGCTCTTATTGGAGTACAACGGCTCCCACGTCACGCCCAAACCTGCGAAGTTAACGCGCAATGCGTTGACGAATGGAACGATGGTGTCTTTTTCGTGGATGTTGTCTCGTTGCCATGAGATAGAGAGGCGCTTGCCGGATTCGTCGATCGGCAGGGCTGTATCAAAGTAATCGCCAAACTCGGCAATCTTTTGATTGAGGTGATCCTCACTGGCGGTAAATATGTTCTTGCTGTCTTCAAAGGTTTGAAGCTCATTGAAAAAGTGGGTATCCCAGTATTCTTCCAATGCCTCAGCCAGCGCTACCCATTGGGGAGAGCTTTGTTTGCTCTTTGTCAGACGCTCAACTAACCATTTTTCAGCCACGGGAAAACCTCACTCAAAATCTTGAATGAGAGTACGGTTTCAGGTGAGCACCCGCCACGACAAAAAGATTTTTTACCTAAGACGGGTATTTATTAGGTGTGTTTTTAATACTTAGTAAATACTTAACCTTGCGTTATTTGTATAGTCGACATCGAGCAGGTTCATAGTGGCATCAAGATCGATGTATATCATTTGCTTGAGATTTTCCGGCTCCGATTGGCCGATAATTTCAATCTCAATATCATCTTCGCTCTCAAAGATGTTGAGTCCGTTCATCAGGCGATAGAGGTCGCGCTTTAGCGCCTTCGCCTTGCGTCTGCTGGCATCTTTGCCGTAATTGTTCCATAGCGTATCGCTGATCAGCTTCTTAGCATCAGTCAGTGTGATACTGCGTAGAAGCTTGCCGGTAATTTTGGCTGTGAATGCTTGCTCGTCCACGGGCACGTTGTGGTACCGACGGTTAAACTGAGGGATGTTCTTTTGCATGTATGCCTGAATTTCACCGCCGATACTTGGGTTATCCGGCGCGTAGACGCAGAGAAATATCTTGTTGACGTTCTCAAACTTCAGTTCGCCGTCCATTTCTTCTTGCTCGGCCTCTCCCCACACATTGCCCCATATCACCTCGGGGAAGTGCTGCTTGATAAAGAACAGGTAGTCATCATCCCAAACGTGGTTATCATCATAGAGCGGGTAATACAGAGCGTTACGGCGAAGCTCGTCGGTTTCCTCTCTGGCTGCACCGCCCGTAAAGACAGAAGCGGTCTCAAACTCGATGTCTTCGGCATTATCATCGACAGGCGTCAGAGGCTGATTAGGCATCAGCTTGGTGTCACCCTCAGTCAACCACAGCTCAACCGTGATCTGCGCCCCTTTGCTTGGCACAAGGCCAAAGATGTTATTACCAAATCGGATACCGACCTGATCGGTGTGTGAGTAAAACTCATCAAAGACTTTATCCGCGCGTGCATTACGGAACCGGTTCGTTGGGTACCATTCTTCAGCGCCGGAACCCATATCCACAAACACTCTGAATTTATGCAAATTGACACTAATGGCTCGCCCAAACTCAAACTCAAGGAAAGGCTGCTCTTTTTCAACCACAAACGATAGCTCGTGACGTTTGACCTGACAGCCATCCACCACCACTTCGCCACCAGCGGCCACACGCACACTCTCATTGACCATGTAGTAAACCTGATCTTCCGAGACAATAGGAAAATAGGCCATGACGCTTCGGTCACGGTTTTGCTTATTCCGGATCCGGATCTGGCCGCGACTGGGAGCGGCTTTTCGTGGAATATACTGACGGTCTTCTGCGAGCGCCAGTATCGAACTGCGGTTGTATGCCGTGCTCAGGTACCCTTCCTGCCTTGCTCGCTCCAACTTGTGTAGCGCGTATTCCAAAGCGAGGTTTTGAAAGGTATTGACGCCCTGCATGACCTGACTGTCAGCCAACGGCTCTAATACCGGCTTTTTGCGAATGATGTCGGTAAAGGAAGCGCGTGCTTCTGCCTTGTTGTCAAGATTGCTCATTGGCTACCTCAGTGGAATGTTGGGATTATCGTACAGGCCGTATTGATGGATAATCACAATGCGGCAAAGATCGATGTCTGGAAAGGTCACACGGATCCCCTTGATAACAACGCCTTGAACGTCACGGGGTAACTTTTCCACGATCGCCATTTCCATCATCACTGCGTCGTCTTCTGTTTGCGCACAAAACTGAAACGGCGCCAAGTTGTGCCCCCAAGCGGGGTTATCCGCAATGGTGTGCTCTGGATTTTCAAACCACTCTTCTATGTTGTTGTTCATGGCCTTGCCATCGTATGCGACGGCAAGGCCTGTGCTGTCAACGTTGAGTAGGTGATTAAGCTCTTCCATTGTTAAATCCTGTCATGTGCCATCAACACGAGCGTTTTATCTTCGAACTCGGTTTTAATTGGTGCGGGAACCGATGCCGACTTCGACTGAGAAGCAGCATAGCGAGGGCCGGAAGCGGGCGCACTAACACCGCTTTGTTGCTGAGCTTTACTCATTGCATCGACAATCGCTTTACCCAGTTTTTTCTCATCAATCTTGGCTACGGTTTCCGTTTTCTCGGTATGGGTTTCCTTGTTGTTGGTCTGACTCATTGCCGCTTTGGAAGGGCTGATCTCAGGTAGAGGTGCCTTTAACTGCTCAGGCATGACTGCTGCCTCAGAGGCTTGCAAGGTGTGAACGGCGCCAGCCTCTTGAGCGCTAGATTCTGTACGACTGGTTGCCACTACCTGCGCGGATTCAGCATTTTTCGTTGAAAGCTCCGACTTATCGCCGTTGGTTGTAACGGACTCACTCGACTCAGTAGTAGACTGAAGAGTTTCGGCTTCTCGCTCTGCGCGTGTTTTACCGTCAGTGCCTTCCATCTTGTCACTGATCGCCTCACCAACAATGTCACCCCCTTTACTGCCAAGCCAGCCACCCACTGCAGCCCCCAGCAAACCGCCCACCAGAGTACCAACAACAGGAACCACCGAACCCATAGCGGCCCCCATGGCCGCGCCGGCACTGGCGCCACCAAGGGAGCCTGCTGTGGTGGCCCCGACTTGGACCGCTTTTTGTGAACCGGTCAGATCTTCTCTGTCTTTCACCTCATTGTATTTGAAGTACCCAGTTGCCAGTGCGGCGACGGGTGCAGCGGCGCGGCTGGCAACAGAACCCACGGTTTTCAGAGCGCCACCAGCGGCTTTGCCCACACCTGAATTGGCTAACGTTCCCGTTGCATTCTTCACACCCTGAGCGACACGCCCGAGTCTGGTGGTTGGTGCGCCTTTTAGAGCCGATGCATTACCTGCTGCGCTCTTACCGCCTTTAAAACGGTCAATTAGAGAGCCTAAACGTCCTTTCCGACCTCGGCCTCGACGTCGCTTACCACCCCCCTTCTCTTTGCTATCACCACCACCAAACATATCTGACAGCTCACTCACGCTGTCCATGAGAGAGCCACCACCTTCACCACCGAACTCTTTCTTGTCGATGGTTTTGATTAGCTCTTTGTGTTGGTCTTGAGAGAGGTCGTACTGCTCATCCAATCGATCTGCAATCGCTTCATTGCTGCGGGTCTGCTCTCTCTCTCTGACGACATTGGCAGACGTGACACTGGTTTGATTGTGCGTACCGACCTCACGGCTTTGGCGGTCCAACTCGCTTTGCTTTTGAGTGTGGCTTTCCCTGCTCTTTTGAGTATTGTTTTGATACTTATCTAATGTTTTATGAGTATCAGAAAGACGGTTGTCACTGTTTTTATCCGCTTGATGAGTACTGGTCTTGGCAGAACGCTGGCTATCTCTGTCCAGTGTGCTGGATTGGTGATCAGACTCACTTTGCTTATGAGTGTTGTTTTGATGTTTGTCTAATACCCTATAAGTATCAATTGAACGGCTGTCACTACTTTGATCGGTTTGGCGATGGTTATCTTGCAGCTCGCGGCTATTGCCTTGGATCTCTTCCCGAGAGTCGTCAGTATGGTGTGACTGACTGGCAATCTGCAGGTGCTTATTCCCAAGCTCTGAGGTCGGCTTCTGAGTAACACGCTGGGTCGTATTTTCATCATGCGTGCTGTCCTGACGGTTATCCGTCGCCGTATGGCTCGATGCTTCTTTGCTGGTTGCTGTTTGCTGCTGAGTTTGAACAGTGGCAGTATGATTGCGATTACTAGACTCATCGACAGCGCGTGAATGCCCCTCACTTTGACGGGATTCGTCTTTTCTTTTGGTATTATCTTGATACTCGTTTAGTGCTTTGTGGGTATCTGTTTTTTGCTCAACTTCCAAAGGTGGAGCGGGATGGCTTAGGGCCTGAGCCTCAGCTCGCTTAATGAATCGCCCTTTCTCGTCCCTGACTGGCCCGTGGGGGTTGTCTTTCGCAAATGCTTCTTTGGATGATGCATCATCACGAGCCTGATCGCCTGCTTCGTTGCTGTCAACTTTCTTCCCTGTGACTTTCTCAAGGACCTTTTGACCGAGGGAGCTGTTTTTTACATCGTCAGTCGCCTCTTTGACCTCTTTTGCCGCTTCCCAAAGGGAGCCGCCCATTGCTGAGCCTGCCGCATCCGTGGCCGTGTCTCCCGCTTCCAGTTCTTCGCGCTCTTCTGTGGCCTTTTTGAAGACGTCCCCGACCGTTTTCAGTAAGCCAGAGCGTTCTCGCTTTTCTTTTTGCTCTTCTTGGGCCTGCTGGCTGGCAGTGACACTTTCTTTATCATCTGGCGCATTATCTTGAGGCTGGCTATCAGTGCTGGCGACTGATTGAGTCGATGCTTGCGGTTCGGAACGCTCAATTTCACGCTGCTTTTGTGCGAGGGTCGGCTTCGACTCCGCTGCCGGCGATACCGACGGCGCAGTATGGCGCGGTTTCTGTTCCTTTTTCTGAACAGGCGTGGCAAGCGCTGGCGTAACGGAAGCCTGACGGTTGCCTTTTGACTCTACCTGTTGGGCGGCTTTCGCCCCAGCATCAGGGACTTTGCTTGGCTGGCTGTCCGTCTCTTGAGGTTTGCTTTCACCGCCTGCAATAACGACTTGAGTCTCACTCTCTCGCTGCTGGCTTTCGTTGTCACCGGTGCGCTGCGTATGGTCGCTGGCTTGGACTGACCGTGCTTGAGAATCACGCTCAGTTGCTTTTTGCGTGGCAGGCAATGCTTGATGGAGGCGACCAGACTCAGGCACTTTCTCTGCCTGACGTGATACAGGACGTTGCGCAGCTTCACTGTTAGCATTAAATACTTGTTGAGTATTGTATTGATGCTTTTTTGATACTGAATCAGTGTTGTTTTGATGCGTAGAAGATTGAATCAACGTTGAGCCACCAGCCAATGGCTCCCGACGTAACAGAGCAGACGTGTTTGACTCAATCTTATCAAGAATGGCGAGGATTTTAGGCTGATAATCCTCTTCTTGCTGGGTTGCATCTGTCACCTGTTGCTCAGGTGACAGTGTTTTTGGGTCTACGACAATTTCTGCCTGTTGTGTTTCTTTGATAGTCACGATTGCCCTGCCTTTCTGTATCGTTTGTGCATGGTCAAAACACGGCTTCTTGGTGAGCAGAGCAGGCTGTCTATCGGCTGACCAGCATCAAGGGATAACTCATTAAGCATGACATCCCAAGAACGGCTACTATACTCGCGGAATCCGGCTGTAATCCCGAAAGGGAAGCAACAACTCAGTTGTCACCTCCTTATTTTCTTTGGCCTTGATGGTAGGGCAAACGTGACGAGGCGACCGCAACATAATCTTGCCGTCGTCCATGATTTTGCTTGGCAGGCCGTGAGTCATGCTCTCCAATGCCGCAGTGACGTGGGATTTCAGGGCTTTGTACTTGGTTTCCGGCAGCTCACGTAGCCAGTTGTTTAGATTAGATTCACGCTTATACGGCTTCTCTTCATGATCATCTGCCATGTACAAGGCCGCTTTGAGCTTATGAAAACGGATTTCAGCCTGTTTACGGGTGGCGGCGGGTGAACCTTCTTTTTCCATCATCAAAGCAAGGCGCATGTTTTCCAGCTCTTCCATATCCTTGCCGGTGAGCGGCGAGATCACCAACTTTCGCCCTTCGAATGACAGATCACGGCTCGCCATCCCTTCGATTTCTTGGTAGCCCTCGGCCAGATCGCGCAGGTCAAACTCATTGGTGTGCATTTCCTGGCAATGAGGGCACTCATAATCCAGCGAAACAAAGGTGTCATCCGTGGTATGTATCCAGTACCAGAATAGCGCCAGACGGCGGTCTTCAGCGGTCCACTGCTGACAGTCTGTAAAGCTCTCTTTGTCCTGAATCGTGTTCAAAAACTTGGTGGTTAATGACTCTTCGTGCTCGGGCAGTACATCACAGAAATCCAGTGTTTCTGCTGTGGTCGCCTCTCGAATAAGCACTTGCTGGATAGGTTTGCTGGGTAATGAAAACGGTGCAAACATGATTAACTCCGAAATTGAATAACGGTCAGCGGGAACTCTTTAAATGAATGCTCGGTATAGCTCTGGGTCACATCCCCCAGCTGAACCGGTGCAACGGGATAGGTTTCAGATAACACCTCTTCAAAGCTCGTCCCTTTGTGGATCAGGGTGTATTTTTTCCAGTCCCTGATCCATTTGGTGTCTGGGTTTAATGGCGGGTTCACGGTGCCATCCCCATTGGCCACTTTGGCGGTCCACTCGGCAAACCACTTATGGATCCGTTCGTCGTCATGGTCACGGACGGTCATTGAGATAGAAACTGGCATTACCCCTGTCGGGAACTGCAGCTGGTTTACCCCAACTTTCACCGGTTCGTATTCCAGCTCAATAGGGCCGTAGGTGACATCTTTGATGAAAATCTCAAAATCCAGCGGTTGCTCTTCGATTTCCAACCGGAACTGCCATTGATGCTGGAAGTAGGTATGCACCATTTTCTTAACCAGCATCTTTTCACGATTGAAATCAGCGGCCATCCGGCGCCCCCGTTGTCACATGGTCGTTCACCAAGTCGTACATCTGACGGATCAGGTCATAGGGCATTCTGTGGTGACGGTTTGCCATAAAGTACTGGCGTAATGACTCAGAGAGTGCATAGCGGCCCTTTGGCTCGTTCTCAGGAGCTTTCTGGGTGTAAAACGCTGTTCGCTCACTGACTAACGTCGCCTTGTCGACGGCATACACTCTGTCTTCGTAACTGACCAGCCAAACCTGCCCATGCTCGCCGGTCACTTCACAAGTGAGCCATTCGCCCACCAGCGGCCCTTCTGGGGTGATTTGGTAGAAATATAAGGGTGTACCGATTGAAACATCATTGTGGCGCATGGCCGCTCTCCTAAAGCAGCATGGAAGGCATCAGCATATTGCCCGACTCTTCCATTTCTTCTTCTAACTGGCGTTTGCGCTCATACAGCTCTGACAATTGCGGCATTCCATCCAGTGGTAAGCCGGCAGCGCTGCGGGAGTATTGCTCACGCTCTGTGTTGGGGATGTCGATAAGGACTTTGAGATACTTTTGCAGCATCCCTGTGGTGTGTGCCGGCAGCGTATCATTGTCTAAATCGTATTGACTGATCGCTTCCAGATATTGGACTTTGAACGGGGCCACGCTGTATTCCGTGGTCACAATATTCAGTTTGTCTTCTTCTACCGTGACTTCATGCCAGACCTGATCAACGTCATTGGCCGTTACCATGGTCATGAAATGCGGCGGTACATCAATACCGCCGGCTTTTTGTTGGTCCAGTGTCACGGTGACAGTCCGGATCACACCCGCCCTATCTTGATACTCGTTGAGCGCTTGAATAAGCAACGCTTCGAGCTTATCTGCTTCGTCATGGTAAAGAGTTATAAACTGTCCCTTGACGCGAGCTAATAGGGCGTTGGGGGTCATCCTGCGTAACCTCCGATGCGTTCAAACCAGTTGTACAGGAAGTTCACTGGCACACGCACGGTACCAGTACGGTTTTCAACATCCAGATCCGATGGGTCCGCTGCGATCATGGTATCTTCAAGTCGGTAGCCCTTCTCTTCGATATCCTCACCATGCAGCACGATTTCAATCGTGACGTACTCTTTGTTGTCAACGATTTTGGAAATGGTCTTGATCACGTCACCACGTTTGATTTCAACGATTTGACACGCAATATCACCATCACGCTTAGTGGCACCGTACTGACGGAAACCTTGGCCGTACTGGCCGAAGTCTTCAACGGGTTCACCGCGCTTTTCTTCCGGCAGCTGAGAAGTACGGATCAGTGCCGAAATTTCCGGATATTCTACGATTCGGACAATGAAATCCGAGGCGACCGCACGCTCACCGAGCGCGACGTTTTTCTTGTGGGCTTGTCGCAGTAAGTCGACGTTCCCTTTTGCGTTTGGTACAGCCATTGTTTAGCTCCAATTAACCGTAAGTTGAAGGGATCTGAGAACGATTGAGCATTGCCTCAGATTGAATCATTAGTTGAATGTCAGCTTTCATCAGGTATCCATCACGGCTACGAGGCCCGTCCAGCGGGGCCGACATACTTTCAATCACACAACCATTGAGCACGACATTGCGCCCGATGTTGACCATGACAGAACTCGGTACTCGACCGACCGCATTGCCATCCCCTACCGGATTCCCGACCGGTGAAATCGCGTTTACTTCAGGAGAGAACATGCGCTCTAACTCCATAATGGCGTCTTCGACTTCGGCTTTTGGGTCAGATAACGCATACAGAGAGAGCGTTATCGGGAATGCGTGGGGTTGGTTGCCCTCCCAGACCTGACGGCTTGAGAGGGTCGTGATTGATGTCATGCCATTGGTTGACTCTGTAACCGTGCCTGACTGCAGCACGCCACCGGCTTTGCTGAACTTGGAACCCACAGAGTCGCCCTCAAAAGGGCTGTTCCAGTTGGCGTTCAGCTCTTTTGCCGTCCCTTCCCCAATCACGCCGACAACGCAGGTGTTACCCTGCTTTATCCAGCACTTGAGGTATTGGCTGACTTTCGGATCGTTGTTGCCAACGGTCCGCGCCCCTGTGGATTGCCAGACCTTCGCCATTACATGTTACGCTGACGACGGGATTTCATGGATTTGGCACGTTTACGTCGCGCCCCTGAGTTATTCGCCTTACGACGCGCCTTCTTCAGTGCGGCTTTTTGCGCAGAAGAGAGACGTTTTTTCTTCAGTGGCTTCTTAATGACTTTCACCTTACCGTTACGGACCACGCGCTGAGTCGCATCAAGCACTAATTTGGCTTTCACTGCATATTCAGTGATCAGCTCGTCATCAGACTTTTCATTGTCTGCCAGCTTATCGTTGAGGTAGGTATGCAGCTTCTCACCCGCCTCTTCGCTTTCATCATCAATGAAGCCCTGAACATTGGCAGCATTGGCGCCCAGTTCCACCAGCGAGTCTGCGGCCATGGTTAAGATCTCGTTGAATAGATCTTCTTCAGGCTCTGTGACTTCACCGTCTTCGTCCAAATCAGCGAGACCGGCAACAATAGCTTCAAAGTTTGAATAGCTGGCGTCATTGTCTTCCAACCATGTCAGCGCAGCGGCCATAGCATTCGCTCGGATCTGCTTTTCGCCCAGATCGTTGCTGGCATCATCCAGAATTTGCTCTGGAATGGTGTATTCGTTGCTCTCAGGTTTTTTAGCAGCTGGCGCAAAGCCAGCTGCATCGAACACAGGATCAGAACCACCAAATGGATAACCTGTTCCGTACATTTTTACTCCATTACGCCATCAGGCGAGGTTGAATTGCGATACGACGCGCCACGCCGGTTTGAGCATAAGCGACTTCAATGTGCCAGTAGTCCAGCTCGACTTGCTTCAGCGTGATACGGTAAGGGTTTTTGCCGTCTTTGTTCGGATTGCGAGGCTCAACGAACGCACCGGCTTCAAAGCGCTTCTTACAGATCTTGTCTGCAAGGTCCTGCAGGTTTTCCAGCACAAACCCGTCAGGCTCAAACTGGACCACGGCAGCTGCTTGCAGGAACTCATGACACAGGTCATTGAGAATGGCTGTTGTGTGCTCAAAACGCAGGTAGTTGTTCTTGCGCCAGATATTCAGACAGTCATTGATCACCTTGCCTTTGGCGACAGGGTTAATACGTGCTTTCACCAATTCTGTCGGCTGCAGCTTGCCAGTCAGGTGTAGCGGCTCGATACCACGACGGTTCACAAGGCCGCGCTTCTCGCCGGCAGCGGTATAGTGCGCCCCTTTAACAGCGGCATGACCGGTTGGCTGGGCAAAACACTTAGCTTTCGCTGCAGTAGCACCACCAGACAAGCCCCAGACACTCTTACCGCCGTACCATTCGTCGGTCGCTTTGTAGGGATAGTGGAAACAAGACGCCTGATAAGACTCAAGGTTGGCATCTTCCAACCACTGTTTTGCAGCCACTTCCGTTAACCATGGCGGTACGTCAAAACGGAATTGCGCCAGACGACCATCAGCGATGGTGACCATGTGAGCAATCGCGGACGGCTCATAGTTACCGGCAGCAAAACAAAGGTTAAAGTCGATGTCGTCGGTCTTGAGCAGATCCCACGCATCCTTCCAGTTATCCAGCGTTGGCTCGCCGCCATTGGTACCGCCTTCAAAGGCTTCTTCGCAGGCTTTTACGACGGCAAAGTCGACCGTTGCTGCGATTTCTGCACGGAAACGCGCTGAGCGCTCTTCCAGCACATTCGGCAGGTAGGCAGTAAGGCCAGAATCGTCGACATCATCAACGTTCACGCCCACCACAAAGCTTTCACCTTGCAGGGTTTGCCATTCGCCGCTGACTTGCTCTTGGAAAGACAGGGTGAAACGCTCTGCATCCGTATCGACGTCGCTGATCACCATGCGGCGCTTAGTGGATGGATCGCCGTCAACAGGGTAAACCGACAGCCAGTGACCGGCAGACAGGCTCAATGTCGTGCCGTAGCTGTGTGACGATTTCACCGCCGCACCATCAGCAACAGGTAGCGCGATAGATGGGTATTTCGCATCATCAGCGACAACGCGCACGACGTGGCAGTATTGCAGCGAATCCAGTGCGTCTTTAAGGTGGCGTAAACCTTCGGCTTTCGTGCCTTGGTTCATTGGCATAGGACGGCCCAGTAGATCTTCCCAGTCATCTGCAGTGGCTGTGATGATTTTCCCAACAGGGCCTTTTGACGCGATAACAACACAAGCACCAACAGCGACGTCACCGCCACCTGTGGTGTAGTTGTTATCAATGGGCGGCAGAACGGCAATGCCGGCTGCCTCGGTAATAAATTGGCTGATCATTCCAGACATGCTGAATTACTCCGCTTTAAGTTTGATTTCCACCCACGGCTTATCAGCAAGAGCGGACTGAATAGCGATCAGCTCTTCTTTATTTGTCGTGATGGATAAATCTTTGCAGTGCCCGTTGATAGCTAAAATGCTGCCGTCAGCACGCAAAATTTCGTGACCAGAAACGCTGTTATTGGTCATTAGCACTTCAAGGGCAGAATCATCACCCTCTGGTACGTCGCCAGCGCCGGTATCAGTGGCGCCTGTTGATTCACCACCTTCTGCACCGGCATTGTCACCGTCGGTACCTGTAGATGTATCGCCAGACTCTGAGCATTCTTCTCCGGCCCCTTCGGTGCCAGTGCCGGTATTCGTATCGCCAGCGCCGGCATCACCTGCACCTGTTGCGCCAGCTTCGCCAGTGACAACCGTTTCATCTGTACCAGTTGACTTGTCGTCAGTGGTCTCAGTGGTTTTGTTGCTGGTTGCTGGTTTACGGGTAGTGCGGGTGTTTGTTTTTGTGGTTGCCATAGACAAATTCCTACTTAGTTAAGTGACGTGGGCGCCGCAATGAAGCGGCACCCAGTGAAACCAGTGCGATTACTGAGGCGTGAATCGCAACCACATGAACCAATCGCGCCCGTTGTGCGGGTGGAGATCACGATAAGCCAGCTCGTAGAGCGTGTTTTCGTGCTTCAGGTTGCGACCGATGCTGTGTGCGTAGTTGATCGCTGAAATCGCATCACCCGCCACATAACCAGCATCACCGTGCTCACGGCCTTTGGCGTAACACAGCACGCGCCATGGGTCCGCCATGTGCGGGTCTTCTTTGAACTTGTAGCCAAACACGGTACCCACATAGTGCGGCTGTGGTAGTTGGCGGTAGTTCGGTGCGTATACCATGTGCGGCGCACCCAGCGATTTCAGAACGCGAGACGCTTCACGGCCAGCAACAACACCCACCAGACCGCTACGCTTGGTGCGGTTCATCAGCTCGGTAGAAATTGCCAACAGCGTGGTTTGGATCATTTCGTAGTGCTGACGGTAAGACAGGCCAGACGGAATCGTCAGGTCGAATGTCTTCTCGCCTTTCGCGTAGAAGTAGATATCGTTCAGGCGTTTGCGGTCTTTGTCCGCTGCCATCAGGTTACGAGCGGTTGCCAGCTGCATACCTGCGATATCAATGTTGTATTCGCGCTTACCAGTGAACTGAGACTGAATAGAGTTAGAGCTAACCAGCGCAGATTCGTGCGGGAACAGCTCGTAGCTCACCATTTCGTGCTCAACGGTCGGGATCAGAGACGGGTCTTTCTCAATGGAGATGTCTGCAATGGTATGGATCTCGATGCCGGTCTTCGGTGCTTTGGAGAACTTCACCGCAAGCTGACCAACTTGATAATTCACCGTACCGGTAAATGTTACCGTGTCACCGTCTGCGTCAGTGAATTTACCGAAGATGCCGCCTTTACCGTCATCACCACCAACAGGCATACGATCAACCAGAATACGGACCTTGCCTTTCACAAATGGCATTGCCTTCGCTTTGGCGGCGATATCGAAGTTAAAATCAACGGCTGTGCCGTCACCGCTGCCGATTTGGTGGCGTTGGTCCATGGACGCATACTGACCGTTGAAATCGACGTCAATCAAATCGCCTTCGTTTAGGTCGCCAAACGTTGAGCCGGCCACACGGTTGATGCGGAAGATTTCAGACTTGTTATAGTTCGCCGGAATGTGCGTCACCATGTCGTTGGTGATCATCATCAGCTGCACCGGTACAACCAGAGCAACCATGCGGTTACGCTGAATGATGCCTTCAGAAGCACTCATTGAACCGTCACCGGCACTATCGAGAATCGCGCGTAGATGAGGGTTTTCAGTGTTCGGATCCAGCATATTCTCAATACTGTTGTGCATTGACGACATCAGCTCAGCTGACGGCATTTCACCATGCATTGAGTGGTAGTGACGGACCGCGTTGGCGGCAGAGCCTGCAACCATCTTTGACATTTCACCGGCATTATCAAAGATTGAACCGTCAAGGCTTTGAATGATGGCTTCATTGCGAGCGGCACTGTCAGTGATAATCTCACCATTATCCATCTGCGGATCGATAATATGTCGCGCAAGCTGCGAAGCGTTGTTGTTGATTGTAGCGACCTGATCGCGGTACGCCTGTTCTGTGCTAGGAGTTCCCATTGTCTCTTCCTTATTGGACTTGCGCACCGGCTTTGGTGCTTCAAACATGGTTTTTCAGCAAAGAGGCTAACAAGGGGGGAGATACCCAGCATCAACACAAAAATTTTAGTTATCGGGGGCTTGGCGGTCGGCACTTCTAATTTACACAACCGATTTTTAGCAAGTAGAGAGGGCACATAGAGCAAGGGGAAAAGTGAAGCGAAAATAGGTTAATTGCTAAATCGTGCTAATAGCATGTTTATGACAACATAAAAAGCACCAGAAACGGCGCTTTTTTAGGGAAAGAGAAAAACGATTTAGGTGTATGCCGTGAGCGGTCTATCTTCGATAAACAGGAAATCTCTGCCATGTTTAAGCTGCGAACCGCTCGAATCAGTAAATAACCATTTCACATTTTGTGACCAACTGCAGCGACAGCCTAAACGGTGCATAATTTCAACTGAACCACAGTCATTACAGACCGTAATTGGAGTAATACTGCCAGCCATCATGTTACGGGCCTTGCGTTCGTCCTCTTTGGTGATTTCAGGGAAAGACATACCCGACTGCTTTTCTTTAAGCAGCGCATCCAAACCGTTCGTATTCATTCAATCTTCGCCTTTTCGCCGCCATAAGAGCCGCCGCCTTTCACGATCACTTCACCGGAAGAGGTAATGTGCTCGACAACCGCTTTTGCGATGGCTTCTGCGAGTTCATCCATCTTGCCGTGCTGGTTAGCCAAAAACCCAAATCCTTCAAGGTTGGATTTAATCATGCCTTTGAGAGTGCTGTCACTGAGCGCCATTATTTACCCGCTGTCACTTGTGTTGAGAAATCAGAATGAGGCTTACCGGTAAAAGAGCAAAGGTGATCACCGGTGACAACGCCTTTGCCTTTATTGAGGTGAATGCTTTTCGCATCAATATGCGCCGAGCCGGATACATTGATTCGCCAGTATCCCCCAACCTTTTCTGTCAGGTTGCCGCCTGCTTCATTGTTGATGTTTCCACCGGCATGATTTTCCATATCACCCGTGGTTGAATGGTGGCTGTCGCCTTCAACGTGCAAAATGGAGTGTCCACGCGCATCAAACTCAAAGGCGGTCCCTGTTGGCATGTGGGTTACTCGATACACACTGTCCTTTTCCACCTCGAACATCATGCCGTGAAGAATATACACCTTGCTTTCGTGGTAGCCCTGCGGCGATGGCTTGGGTTCTTTGTGGCTACGTTTGTGCTGGTATCGTCCTTCACCTTCAAATGCTTCAGGGGGCAGGTTCGGAATACCATCAGGGTTATGATGCACTGAGCCGGTGATCCGTGGGCGTCGTGTATCTTTGCGCCCATGGGTGTAATAAGGAAAATCCACCCACACCAGATCGCCCGTCTGAACCGGTGTAAAGTCACCCTGTCCGACTCGGGCGCCGACTGGCAGCTTATACGTTGCCCATGGCAGCTTGTCATCCGGCACATCGTCAAACACACCAAACACGCGCACTTGCACGCGCATTTGTTTCTCTGGGTCCTGCACGCTGACCACCACAGCTTCTAGCTCTGGCCGTTGGAGCAGGAGATCGGCTGGATTATCCATTGAATACCCTTTAAATACTTAGTTAGTGTTTATCCAGTATCCCTTTGATACGGTTGTAATACTTTTTACCCTTGTAGCTATGCGCCACCAGACCAATAACCACCAGCGTTGGCAGGCTTTCATCTATTGGCCTTTCTAAATCTGAACGGTTCCAGATAATCTCGATCGCATCCCCTGCCCTGAGACCACCATTACCAAACATGTAGGCGTCCAGAACCGGAATGGGGATCTTGCTGAGGTTGTCCAACACAAACCGGCTGGTTATGCCTGAATGCTCGATGGGCGCTGCCGAGTGTTTACCGGAATAGACCATGCCTTTTTTGTCATCCCACCCCACAAACCGGCGCTGGGTGAGATCTTCAATCAGTGAGCTGTCATTGGGCGTTGTGTATTGTGATATTTGGTATTGCTGGCGCGTGTCGTTGTAGTGATACAAGTAAGTCGGCGCTCGTTCCTGCAGCTCTTTGAGCGTGCGAAATACCAGCGTGCCGCGACGGATAAACACCAATGCGCCCAGCTCTTTTGCCATCTGCCTAATCAGGCGTGATGGACGCTGCGCCGGCAGCAAATGAAAGTCCAACCGGATAGGGAACGTACCGACATCGAGCGGCATGTCTGGGGCCAGTTGGCGCAACACCTTACTGACTGGCTCTTTGACGAAGCAACGGGCACTGGGCGACGGCTGCTTTAGGTCATGGAGCGACTTTAAAAGCAGGTTAAACGTGATGGCGCCGCCCTCGCTGACCGGCATCGTCATGACTATCCATTGCGTTTCCCAGTTGAGTGCATCCTGATTGACAGGATCGGACAACACCACGGTAAACACCGCTTTTTCCTTAATCGCCAAATCATCACGCAGGTACTGCTCTTTATCGTCGTATTCGATAATGAGTTTTGGCCCGTCTAACGTGGTGGTTTCAACGAACGTCGCTTCAAGCAAAAAAGACAGGTCCAGTTCTTCACGTTGATCGCCGTGATAGACGATGGACTGGACCAGCTGGTGCTCATGACGACTCACGAGAACACCTCTTCAAGCGGTCTGAACTCAATCTTCCAACGGATCGGACTGATATGGCCTACACCTTTCCCATACAAGATAGGCGCATTAACCTTGTGCTCAACATCCACTGCATACAGACGACCATCCGCGTAGTTGTGGCTTAAATTGTTCGCCTCAATCGTCTGAGAGTCTTCTATTGTGATCGGTAAGTCGATATCTTCGCCAAACAGTGAGTACGTCACGTTGAAGCGATGGCCACCAGCGCGGCGACGGGCTATGTGCATGTGCCACGCCAGCACCAAACGCTCTACAGACGCCTTATCATTGGCCATAAACACGATGCGGTAGGTCAGCTCAAGATAGCTGATACTGATATTGGTCTTTTTGAGCAGGGCGTCATCCCAACCGGTAACGCTCTCTACGAACTGCGCATATTCAGCGGACGCACTGCGGAATCCGATTGGGCGATAATAGTTAATGAGCGGCAGGCGTGCTGCATTAAATTTACGCTCGCCATCACTACCCGTCTGCTTTTGAAACTGACGGATAGCCTGAATAAAGGCTTTAGGTGAGTCATAATCACCACGGAATACCTGTTGCTTAGTATCACGCTGAAGGAAGGCTTTCACATGATGCGGACAGCTTTCCGGATCCAGCTCTGCCAATGCATCTACGATGTGACCACCAAAGGCCACGTCGACGGGGTAAAAATCGGTAATGTCGTTCTTTTCAGTAATCTCGGTCATGGTACTACCCAATAAAAAAGGGATAGCACAACGCTACCCCTTTTCGATTTCGAGATCCCTTACAGGGAAATGTTAGGCTTCCGCCGGCATATCAGGCCACACAATATCATCAGGGTGGCTATAGTTTTGCGGAATGTCGCGTAATGATTGACGGTAATTAGCAAATTCAGTCTTTTTACTCTCTGTTAGAGGCACGTCAGGAACTTGCGTCCAATCTGTTTTTGCGATCAATTCATCCCGTTTTTGGCGGACCATTCCCCAGTAATTCTCTAAAAAAACCTGGTACTCTTCTGATTCTTTAGAGCCATAGTATTCTGCTTTAATCATATGTTACCTCACAGACCATCATCGTATGGAAGAGACGCTATTGGCGCGTAATGGTTATATACAGAGCCGTCCTTGGTATTGACATAGCGACCAAAGTTTTCATCACGGATGCTGCCTGAGTCACCAGACACCCCATACCCCCTAAAGGATAAAAGACCGTCTAAAATCACAGTTCCGCCACCTGACATGTTGGAAGTGAGCACTCGATATTCAATGCCATCAACCGTCATTGTTTCGAGGGCTACATTTAAGCCAGATTCAATAAATGAATAATATGAGCTGTATTGACGCAGAGCACGCAACTCACCCTTTTGGAAAGATTCATAGCCGTATCGAGTTAGAATGACATCACCCTGAAGGCCAATTGAGCCTATCCGCTTGTCATCATTCCCCTCTCCAATTCGCCAAAGCAAAATGCCATTGTATTGCCCTTCTTTATATGACTCCAATGCAGGGTCAACATAGACTGGAGGACAGACATACATAATGTCATGAGAGCCATAAAACTTACCACTCCCTTTTATCAGAGACTGGAACTTGCTATCCGCATTTTTAATGAAATCATCAAACGTCTTCTGAGCGGCCGCTACAGACTGATCGATTTCCCCTACTTTGCCCTCTACTGTTTCAGTTAAACGGCGGTTACTTTCGACTACCGCCTGAAATATTGGGTCACTCATGGCAACCTCCCATAGTTTGTTTATGCATTGGTATTCCCACTTAAACGATCTGCAACATCGTTGTTTTGTTTAGTGATGGCTTGTAATGTCGCCATCAGATCCTGCTTAAACTGCTCAAATTCCAGCTTGGAGACCATGCCGGTTTGAGCTTCCTGTTTGGCATTAGCAACCTGCTCTTCGGTTGCCAGCTCGCCATAACGCTTAGGGGGCGTTGCCATGCTTAGCCCTGCGTTGAGGTCAACGTGACACGCACAGAAACGGGCGTCACGCTGGCATCATGCGGTTGAGGGCGGAAATGCACCCCTTTGGACTTCAACTCAATGGTGAAGCCCACCGCGAGTTTTTGTGTGATGTACGCCTCCACCAGCGGATTGCCTTCTACCGTGGCCGTAGCCATGTAGTCAGTCGCCAGTGCATAGCTCCCCATCCCTTCCTGCACGGTCAAAAAGTCATAGGTGCCGGCTGTGCTGGAAATGGTGATGTTTTTCTCTTTGAGTTTGCGCATGGAGTTCACCAGATTGACGGTTTCCTGCATCTGCTGCAGCACGTCCGTATCGGTCTGGTTCAACTGCTCCAATGCGGCATTGATGGTTGCCACCTTGGCAGCAATATCTGAGTCGGTCGCATAGGTCGCATCAAGGGCCGCGATCTTGTCTTGGCTGTTCTTGATGGCACCGGATAGCGTGGTGAGGTTAGACATCACCGTGGAGAGACGCTGGTTAATGGCCGTTGCCATGTCAGCGTTCTGCTGCTCGTTCTCCGTGCGAATGGTTGCCAGCTCAGCATTGATGGAATCGCGCAATGCGGCCATCTTGCTGTTGATTTCAGCGATCTGCAGGCTGTGCTCGGTCCCCAACTGGCCCAGAATGAGCGAGACTGAGTTTGCAAACGAGGTCAGCTTAGCGTTCACGTCATCCCGTAACGTCTTCGCGGTACGGTTCAGAGACTCGTCGTTAACCTCATCAGCGGTTGAAACTGGTGTAAAATCGACAGAGGCCGGCGCCGTCACTGACGGGACCGACACTTTGTTTTGAACTGGCTGGGTCGTGATATCGCTCGGGGATGGCGCGGTAACGGTCGTATCATCCACACCCGTTACCGGTGTAAGCGTGATATCGACTGGCGCGTTAGGATCGGTACTCATTGTTCATCCCCTTTGAATACATCAAAAATATCGGCAATGGCGCCCACTTTCTCTTGAAGGTCCGTTGCCTGCTTGTTCAGGTTCTCTTCGTTGACTTCATCCTGCTCGCTCACCGTTGGTACCGGCTGGCGTAGGGCTTCAATCTGCTCTTTGCTAGCAGCTTGTGCCAGCTTGTTCACTACACCCGTCAAACTTGGCTCTGGGTGCGGATTTGGTAAGAACTCAATCGGCTCGCCGGCTTCTGGTTCAAATTTGTCTGGCAGGAAGTCACTGCCAACATCAAACGGCATCAAGTGGTACTTAAAACCGCCAGATCCATTCTTACCGATAGGCTCAGCTTTCACGATGTAGAGCAGGCGAACCTGTATTTCTTCATCAGCGATTTGCTCTTCAATCCAGATAACGCTTTGCTCGGGCACGTTTGGCTCTTTGATGAGCATCTGAAAGACCTCTTCGCCTTCATCGGTACCGTCACCAAACGCCAGCATTTGGATAGAATCACCATCATTGAGCAATTCTATGGCCCGTGTAATAGTCGGGCTACTATAAGAAAATGTTTCCTCCCGAGCCTCTAAGTTACCGACCACATCACTGTCATCAATGTGTTCTAAGGCGTTCAGCTGAGCTTTAAAGAGCAGGCAGTCAAACGCATTGGGGTTAATGTCTAATGTCTTCTGCAGATCGGCGTAGATAGGTTCAAACACACGTCTGCGGTCTATGGGGGTTATTCTGCTCATTACAGGTCCTTAGCGAGTTTCTGGGCGTCAGCCAGTGGGACTTTGTTCATTTTGGCGAAGACTTTCACCGCGCTGTCACGGTCTGCGCCGTACATCTTGGCCCTGTCCAGCTCAGACCTGAGCATTGCCTTCAATTGGTCACGGTTTGCGCCCTGAGCTTGCTTCTGGCGCTGCTCAACGGCTTTCTTCGCTCTCGTTTTGCTGGTGGACACCTTGGATTGCTGCTTACCAAGTTGTTTACGCAGCTCTGCGACCTCTTTTTCCAGCTTCTTGATGTACTTCGGATCTTTGACCTGACGCTTAAAGACGCGCTTGGCCTGCTTCATTTTGTTGATCACCTGCATAGCAGCGGCTTTGTCCACATCACGAGGACGGGCACGCTCTAACTGCTCGCGGTCTTCTTTGGTCAGGAACGAATCGGTGTTATCACCGGCAAAGCCTTCTTTCTCGGCCTGCGCTTCAAGCTGCTTGGCGAGCTGGGCCTGTACCGTAGGCGATTTCAACGCCCCCAGCGCTTTGAGCTGGTGTTTGCAGCAACAACCGGTCAGTTTGGGGTTTCGGACCTTCGGAAAGTCTTTCTCATAGGGCGCTATGGCAAAGTTTCCGGCTGTGGCGACATAGCGATACCAAAACTGATAACGGCCACACTGACAGTCAATGGAGACATTGCCCAAACAGATACGCTTTACGGCAGCTGCCCAACTACGCTGCGTCTGAGTTAACTCTTCCATCCAGTTCTCAAGACGGATCCGGACCTGATAGCTCCCCTCGCCATGTTTGCCCGAGGCTGTGACATTGAAGTGCAGCAAATCACCACGGACCTTATAGAGCCGTGCGACTTGGATCTCTGTATTGGCGCGTTGTACGTCTATCTTGCGAGAGGCAACAATCAGCTGATCCAGCGGGGCGCCACGAGTCCGGCCCCACTTCTTCGAGGTCGACTTACGCGCCTTGTCAAAGGCTCGCATGTCGTCAATAGTGAAGGGATCGCCGCCTTTCTTGGAACCCAGCAACACCGAGTGATACAACGGCAGCTCACCGGTGCGGATTGCTTCACGGATCGCTGCCGGTGACAGCGTTCTGCGTGCATACTGGCGCTCGGCCTTCTGGTTACGGCGACGTTCGTTAAACTCTTTGTCCTGATTGCGGACGTTTTTGGTCATTTCAGGCTGCTTCATACGCCCTCCTGCTCAAACTGGCAGTAATAGCGAATGCGCGTTCTCACCCACTTAATTGTCGGCAGACGGATCAGGCTACCGGCAGCGAGGTATTCACGCATATCATCAAGGCCGGCACACACCGAAACGATTTTCTTGAGGCTATCCGTCCCGTAGTAACGCAAGGAAATAAGCTCGGGCATCCGGATCTCATCTATCGAGACCTCCCACTCTTCCCACTCAAACAAACCGTCGCGCAGCTCACGGTAAAAACGAGCACGGATCAGCTCATCTTGGATATTCAGCGGACTTAGGCGTGATAACTGGGTCATGCATCCCCCATATCGCGCTCAATGGTGATGCGGCGCAGCGTTGTAAAGGCGGGATCTTCGTCTTCGACGTTGATGGCATCCAAGAACGTATCAACATAGTGTTGGTTAACTTGGTTGAACTCACACGCAGTCAGCACGCACAACAGAATGGCACGTTGATAACCGGTAAATTTGGAGTGGTCGATGTCATAGCGGTAACGGCCACGGTCATCCGGCACGATGTTAACGCTATTGTCACGGATCCAGTGGCGCTCCAAGCCCTTGTTCAACACAATGCAACCTTGCTGGTTGCCATCGGCAGTACCACCAAGACGAAGCAGGTTAAAATAGTGGTCAAAGGCGATGTTCATGTAACCGCGCTTTTCGGTCGGGTCCGCTTCTTCCAGTAGCACTTTGTGGGCGTACTCGCTGAAATCATCCCCGCGCTCTTCGACGACCATGTGATAACCTTCGTCGTGCTTTTTCTTCAGGTCACGTTTGAGCTTTCGCTTCCATGTGCCAAACGCACCGGAAATCTTTTCGAGCTTGGCGATCACCAACAGGTCATTATCAAACACGGCGGTCGCTTGGACCTGCTCTCTTCCCAGTAGCGTGACACAAAATATCTTCTTCTGTGTGCTCATGGCTTTGTCTCATCATAGAAATGAGGTCATGATGAACGCTGGCGCACGTTGTCGCAGCAACAGGGAAATATTGCGAAATTCTATTGCTTTGTTTTGGCTATTTGCTCATTGTGACAATTAGAGACATATAAGCCACTGAATAGACTTGATTTGATGGGCTTCGCTAATTGCTTTAAGTGAGTTGTGTCAATTACAGCGCGCGGCGCAAGCAACTTCCGGCCACTGGTGTCACACCTTAATTGTAATGCGACAAATGATTGCATTGTGCGCCATTGTGTCTATAATGAAATCACCGCTATATAGGAGATTGAACAATGGCAACAAGCGTCCGATTAAATGATGACTTTGTTTCCGAAGCCAAGGCTTACGGGACCGCAGAGAATCGCTCTGTGCCTATGCAGATAGAGTACTGGGCCAAGATTGGCAAAATCATGATGGAGAATCCAGACCTCTCTTATGAGTTTGTCCGTGAATCATTATTAGCTACTGAAGAGGTTAAACAGGGGTTGGTGAAGCCATATGAGCGAAGAACAAAGAGAAATTGAGGTCTTTGAAGCTAGACGCTTCACCAAAGCCCTAAGCAAGCTGCCAACAAAGCAGCTCAGCACCGTTGAAGATGAGATCGAAAAAATCATTGCCAATCCGGAAATAGGTCAGCAAAAGAAAGGCGATTTGTCACATTTGCGGGTACATAAATTCAAGGTGAACAAGCAAGAACTGCTACTCGGTTACTCTTGGGTTGATAATGAGTTAAGGCTTTACCTGTTAAGCCTTGGTTCGCATGAGAACTTTTATACCGACCTGAAAAACCAACGGAAAAACGACCTCAAGCTGATCAACTGAACCGGCGGGGAATCGCCCGAAAGGCACTCCCCGCAGATCGTCAAAAAAGCCGAAGCGTACCATCCTGACTAAGCTTCACTTCCATGCCTTCGATTTTCTTTACCTCCGACATCCAGAAAAGCTGCTGTTCCATTTGCGGCAGATCACCGACCAAAGACATCAGCATAGCCATAGGCATGTACACGAGCTGCGCTGGGCGCCCATATTCACGCTCGAAACGCTCATGGTTGTCTTTCAGGAGGGTGAGATAGGGGTTATTATTCTTTGCCAGCTCACAGGCTAACGGGCTGACTTTGTGATGCACGCTGCCAATCGTGCCAACATTGGCATGATCCGCTTGTTTCATTGCTTCGGCCAGCTGGTGGCCCAGCTGTTCTAACTTGTCCATGGTCCGTTCCTTCTACTCGATAAAACGGACTTAGGGTGGCATTGCGCTCACCCTGTCGCCACAACAAAAGGTTATTGGTCCCAGTTGTTCGGAAATGCCGAACAACTCAGGTAAGCCATAGACCGCGAAGCCTCCGGAAATTCCGGATAGTTCAACTAAAGCTCCATTTTCTTCTTATCAGACGGGTAGCACCCATGAGCTTTGAAGTATTCCTGCTTCTTCAGAAGCATTACCCCGTAACACTCACGACACATAGACTCTGTTGACTCTCTGCCATCAATAACTTGTTCAATGAACTTCTTTGTTCTCTTGCAGTACCGACCACAAACGCACCGGCATTGCCAAACACTTTTCCCTAAAAATCCAATCACCGTCAACCGGCCAACTTTGGAACCAGTCAGATCAATAAAGTCAGTATTATCAGGGATCGGTTTGTGTGGCCGTGGCGCTTCCCAAAACTCGCTATCAACCAACTTGTCTCGGTTCTTAATTTGAAATGTTGAGTGCGAAGGCGCCTTTTGGACCACTAAAGCAGCCTGACGGTCTATTGGCCTAAGTTTCAATGTGCTTTTCAGAGTCATATAACCTTCCCCGTCTTACCCTTGCCTCAACGACTCAAGTAGCGCATTTTGCTCGCCTGTCAGCTTACCTTCCATTTGAGAGCCTGTTTTTAACGCTAATTCGACCAATGCGGTCTCTTGATCACGCTGGTCCATCATTACAATGCCAACCAGTTCATTTACGATTGTATTATTCAACGTCTGAGACGGGTCATTCAATGCATCCATGACTTGGCTGATTTTATCCTGAGCCTCTTCAGTACTAAAACCAGCATTAGTCGACTTCTCAAGCAACAGCTTCTCTATGCTTGCCTTTGCTGCACTATCTAGCATAAATGCCCCTTTAATTCTCAACAGAATCAAGCACCATAGGCTTGCGCTTGCCGCCTTCAAAATAAGCCACCATGGCATCACCAGATTCAAATTCCAGCGTGATCAGCTCAGGCGTTAAGTCACGATCGTCAATCACCAACACATACCCTTCACCGGCCTTGTTGATGATGTAGTCGACGACAATGCCGTCACGCTCTTCGACTTCCAGCTCAAGCGGGTCAAACTCATTTTCAATTGTGGGCAGCTTCTCTTTCAGCACCCCAAACACGTTGGACAATTGCACTATGCTGTCACTCATCTTTATCTCTCTCTAGGAAAACTTAACAGGTTATAGCCACGACTTTTCAGGAAGTAGGCAATGGGTTTGTAGGCCGGCTCATAGAAAAACGGATCGCCGCCAGTCTCGCACCAAGCGCCAAACATAACGTCTGGGTGCTCAAGTCCTTTTGATTCAATCGTGCGCTCACCTTCAAACAAGAAATGAGCCTTGCGGGTCACATCCCTTTGCACACGGATCGCTTTAAACTCATCACGTTCGGATATTTCACGCTGAAGCGCTTGCGCCTCATCTTCAGTCATTGATTGGGGCACCAGAACAGTGCCAAAAATAGTGATACTCATAACTCTCCTGTCATACAGATGCTCGGTAGATTTCTAGATCAGCACGGAACACTTTGTCCATCCCAAGTAAATAGAAATCCTTTTCGCCTCTATCGCTCGTTATTTTATGGCACGGCTCAAGGGGAGAGTTGGCTTCTAATACGCCATTTCTTATTTTCACGCCAAATCGACAGCTGGTTAGCTCGGAAAACACGCAATTTTTACATGTGCGCTTCTGACTAAAACTAGACACGGCCCACCCTCACTTTAAAGCTTTTTTGTCCAGACCTCGTAATAGGTCCACCCTTCATAGTCTTTTTTAGGCAACGTCACACCATGATAAAAACCACCGTCTGACTCACTCAGAGCGTTTAAATACCGCATAGCCAACTCGCGAGGCGTCGCTTCGTGATTGAATGGCTCAATAACCCTCGTCCTCTCAAATCCACAGAGTTCAAGATGGCGGCGCCTGTCTGGCCTGCGCTGCCCCTGATTAAACTTATGAAACGTCTCAACGATGTTAGCCAGCACTCTTCTACTCCTTATCCATAAATGACAAACAGTACTGCTCAAACTGGTAAAGGGCCTCGTCGTCAAAGTGCCCTGAGTCGCGCAGACACATCATTTCTTGGAATAGGTGGCGATTTTTCAGGTCAAGATTGATGTAATCATGCAAATGAGCAATGCGCGGCGTTGGCACTCGGCGGTACCAGTTAGCAAATGCCGTGGTAAAGAACGTTCTTGCACGACCTCCGTCCTCAATTGCTTCACGAATGTCCGACAGAACCTCTTCGAGAGGGCGAGCCTTGGCGATCGGCTTGGGTTCCACAACCAGCGAGCGGACCGACTCTAAAACCTTGTGCTGATCAAGCTTGCTGTAACGAGAAAACTGCACGCGCAGCTGCTCAAGGTATTCATCCAACATCGACTCTTCAAAAGTCACTTTCATAGCTCTAATCCTTGTATCTAATTACGTTAAAGTTAACACCTAAACAGTATCATATAAATGTACACTTGATACTTATAGAGTATCAATTATGTATTAATCTTTTTCCTCTTTCCCCCACTGCATAGGGGCTGAGCGTGTTTTGACACGGCTATGAGCCATTGCACCATCACGCGCCAGTATCGCCCTGCCATATCTCGCCACCATGGTACCGCTAGACCATCGGCCAGACTGTTGGATCTGCAGGGTGTTATAGCCTTTTTTAAGCAGATCTTGAGCAGCGCCAACACGCGCACTGTGTGCCGTGAAAGGCTTCACCCCCTGACGCCCCAAGCCCAAAGTTTCCCACGCAGAATAGAACACACCCTCAACCGTTTTGGTGGTGATTGGCTTGTGCAGGACCTCGCCGGTCTGCTTATCCTTTTTGGGTTTGATGCAGGTGTTGTGCTTGGACACACCCACAAACAAAAAGCCGTCACTGCTCATATCCAGCTTGCCGGCTTCGGTGTAATCCATCAGCAAGCTGACCACATCCTGACTGAGAATGCAGGTATCCGGCTCCCCGCTGTGATTGGTTTTGGTGATGGGGATAGTCAGTATCGCGGTACCGTCTCCGGCCAGCTCCATATCACTCACACGAATATTCGCCAGCTCTGACGCTCGCAGCATCGACTCATAGGCCACGGCCAGCAATGCCAGATTGCGGCGAAGCAGTAACTTGTCACTGCGGTACCAGAGCGAGGTCAGTTTAAGCAGGTGCTGCTCATTGAACGGGGACGCCTGTTTCACGGCTTCGCCCTCTCTCACTTTCTTGCGAGCAATGGCTTTCAGCCGGTCTTCCACGTAGATATCGAGGCAGGGATCCGGACAGCCAGCCACACGGTGAACACGGGAGATCGCCCAGCGATACACCGATAACGTGTTTCGGTGTAACTCTTCTGCTCGCTCAATAAAGAAGGCTTCTACGGTATCCGGTGTCGCCGGCAAAGAATGGCGATGATTCGCCAAACACCAGTCAACAAAACAGGCCCACGCGCTTTCCAGCCGGCGCAGCGTGTTGGGAGAGTAACGCTCTTCCCGCTTTTTGAACTCATTAAGCAGGTGCTCAAATGCAGCCTTGAACTGCTCGTTCTCAGCAACGTTGATGCCTTTTTTCTGGGCCGCTTGGATCGCCGTTTTGACATCATCCGGTCTAACTCCGGAAAAGTCACCGAGCAGGGAGAGTTGGTTTTCTATCATTTTCTTCTACTCATCATTTAAGCCATCATCACCCAGATAGTCAGCAAACTTAGTCTTAAACTCTTCTAATGCTGATTTTTTGCGTGGCTTGGTCTTACTATGAAAAGCCTCATACACATGCTGATCTAGCGCCTCTGAGATTAACGCCTCAAGTGTTTGCGCTGCATTTGATTGCGGGATCAAAAATCCTGTTTGCTTGCAATACTGAAGCACGACCTTTTTGGCCCGTTCGTTAGATGACAACATCTATCCCACCCCTTAAAACTTAATAGCCTTTCTTATGCAACCATATTGATTGAAAGCGGGGAAATTGTCAATTTCCGAGAATTACAGTTCTCAGAAATTGAGAGCTAGACGGGCATTTTCTGACCGCCCATAAAGTGACACGGTAACACTTTAAATATTCATCTTTGCTCGGGTATTTCTTACCGACAATAAAAAACCGCCCGTAGGCGGCTTTTTGCTCAATCGTGGTGATTAGGCGGGGAGAACGTGACAATCCGGAACGGGGCCAGAAGGCAGAGCACCCACCACCGGAATGCGGGTCAAGTGCGTTTTCAGCGTCTCGCGCAGTGCATACCCGACGCCCGTGGTATTGACGATCACCAAATCATAACCGCCCTGTTCGTACTGATCTTGAATCCGGCAAGTGGCATCCAGCACGGTCTCATCGTCTTGAACTTCGGCCAGTAGCGTCCGTTTCGCACGTAATACCGACGCCATATCCCGCACATCAATGGATAAATATCGCTTTTCATTGTTACCCTTCTTAAATAACAAAAAGACTTCACCAGAGGGGATTGGAATATTATTTTTCCCGCGACTTGGGCCAATTAAATTATGCGCAACCAGCGGAACAGAATAAAAGAGCATCAGCAAAACAGAGAGCGTTCCAATAGCCGAGCCGCCTTTTAATGGGTCCCATAATAATTGCCTGAGCGGTTCAGATAACGGCGCGGCAAATAGAATAACGGCCATGACAACGCAATATGCCAGCGTAAACTCTTTGAATAGTTTGGTCGTTGAAATCTGCTCTTTTTTACCGAGCAATCCCACAAACAAATAGACGCCCAGTGTCATGAAAAACCATGACATTAAGCAATACGAAAGGACTTGATAAATACTCATTGTGATTCCCTATACATGACTATGACTTAGCCAATATAGGCGGATTACCCGCCTATCCGTACAACACAACTTTGTTACCAGAAACCCAGCAACTTCGACGCCTCAGACTCCGTGAGATTGAGCTTGTATTTGGGATTCATGAGCGCCCGAACGGCAAAGCTATTGTCCCTGTAATTACCCTTAGCAACCTGGGTTTTGTATGCCTGAACCTCGGACCATTGACGATAAGGACGCACCAACAGGTACAGCAAGGCATGAAGCGCAGGGGCCAAGCCAGTGATCGCGATACTGACGGGCATCATGACCGGATCGCCATTGAAGAAGTACAGCGCAGGCCAGCCAATCAACGACATCAGCAGAAATAGCGCCCACCACTGCCTGACGTGGCACTTTTCATGCTCAAGCAGGCCAATGTCGTGCTCTTTGCCTTTGCGAAGGGTGATCAGGAAAAGACGGGCGTTGCCAGCCTGCCAAGACGGCAGCTTATCCGTGTAACGGGTAATGTAGTATTTCATATCATCCCCCATCACTTGAACGAGTAGCACTGCTCGTGCTCATCGTGTTCTATGGCTCGTCGGCAGTGGTTAGGATCAAACCAGAACAGCGCATTAACCACCTTCTCCATGATAAGGGCCACCTTGCTCCCTTTCATGGCAGCGCGGCCTATACGCCCTGATATGGTGTGGTCCATGTTGCCAAATCCCACCGCATTCACGGTTTGGTCGACCGACTCCCACACGTTGAGAATGTAGGGTCTGATCTTGCGAAATGGCAGTGACAACAAAGAGCCGGCAACCAGCAGAACGCCAAGCGGACTCAGCAGAACAGCGGCACCGGCCAGTAGAATGAAAATGAAGATGAATAGTGCCTTGAGATAGGCAAGGGATGTGTTCATAGATGCTCCTGAAGGTTAGGTGAACAGGCTCATTATTCACCGCCTCCACTGGGCGAGCATCTATACAAAAATGTCAGGTTATCAGCTGTTCTTGGCGTTGCATCCGTAGAAAATGACGTCCTCTTTGGGGTAATCGACAGGGCGCCCCAGCACTTCCCTTGCCTTTCGGTTTATCTCTTCAAACGGATAAACGTCAGTGCCCTTGAACTGGTCCCATTCATCCCAGTCGTGCGGCAGCTTCCGGCAACACCAGTGGTCAACGTTAAAGATGCCATGCAGGCACGTATTGCACGGGTAGTTTGACTCGTTGTTATAGCCATCAAGATCACGGGTTAGCTTCAGCTGACGACCGAGCGGATCATTATCTAATTGAATTTCTACTTCATTGCTCACAGTGCATTTCCTTATTGGTGTTTACTTAATACCGAATGAGTATTTATAGAGTATTTTAACGGTATTAACTGTTTTCTTTCTTTTGTAGTGGCACTTTCTTTCTAAAAGACAACCCAGTGCCAACCAAAGAGCCACTAAACCAAACACCACGACGACCAATATTTAATTTAACAAATCGGTTGCCAATGGTAATTGAAAAGCTCGCCTTAGATATATTCACCCAAAGAAAGGGCAGTACTCTAATTCTTTTTTGATACCTTAAACCTTTCACCGTTCCTCCTAACCAACTCAAGATCAATATGTTGTTTGTTGTTTCTCTTTCCGTCCGCCGCATACTGCCAAAAGGCCATATACAAACCATATGTTACACTATAGAATAAAACGTAACATATGGTCAAACGAGGCGGTTAGTATGGCTAATCAACAACATAAACCAATAGCGCCCCCAGTAACGTGGTTTGGCTCTAAGTCCAGACTGGCAAAGAAAATTGTTGGATATTTCCCTGAACATCAGACCTTTGTCGATGTTTTTGGAGGTTCTGGCGCTGTCCTTCTGGGGAAGCGGCCAGCAAAGGTTGAAGTATACAATGATCTGAATAAGAAAATGGTTTCTCTATTCAGAGTATTGTCATGCCCCAAAAAAACCTCCGAGTTGAAACGCCTACTCGAATACACCCCCTATTCCAGAGATGAGTTCAACGCCTGCCGCGCTCAGGTTGACCAAACAACCAATGAGATTGAACTGGCGAGACAGATGATCGTCATACAGCGCCAATCGCACGGGGGACTCGGCAAGCAATGGTCATACTGTGTAGACGCCCCAGCTGCGGGGTATAGCGCCAGCGTCCGGAAGTTTCACGCAGGCATTGAGAGGTTAAGTGATGTATCTCACCGCATACGAAGAGCGCAAATTGAAAACCTGCCATGGAAACAGGCCATACAGCGCT